GCTGTTGTCGAAGCGGTTGGCAACAAGGTTAATCGCGGAATTGAGCGATGCCGCGTAAAACGTGTTGCTGTTGTCGAAGCGGTTGGCAACGAGATTGATCGCGGAATTAAGCGATGCCGCGTAGAACGTATTGGTGTTGTCAAAGCGGGCAGGCGCAAGGACAACCGGCCCCGCAGAGATGCTCGCGGCGTAGAAAGTATTGGTATTGTCAAAGCGGGTAGCCTGAACGAGTTCGTTCGGGAACGGCCCCAGCGAGGCGAAGGGCGCTTCAGCGAATGCGGTTATGCCAAACACGGTGCGCTACCTTCCCGCAGGGGGGCTGTCTACCCCGTCATAGAAAAACTTACTCGGCCCACGGGAGGGGCGGCGTTACGACAGGCGGGTTGATCTGGTCAGCAATCTGCTGCGCCACATTGGCCTCATAGGCCGCAACCTGCTCCTCGCCCAGCGCACCCTTAACCCAGCCAACAACTTGCTCTTCGGTCAGATCGGCGTAGGGGGTAAACGAAGCTTCCGGATCAAGGGTTAGGCCAACTGAGCCGTATACGCTGCCAGCGTATTCGCCGTCCGTGCCGTTCATGATCCAGTGCGCGGTGAAGACCACATCGGTTTCGCCTTCATACTCAGGGTAGCAGTTAAGCTGCGAGATGATCCAGTTGTAAGTCACGCTCATGTCTTAGGCTCCCGGCGCCGTAGGCCACGTAATGTTGAAGGGATCGGGCTGCGCCGTAATGTCGCGCAGGCTTTGGCGATAAGTCGCCCACTGCTGCGTCTCGACGTTCGACAGCGGCGCGTCTGGGAGCTGTGTCCAATCGCAAGCGGCCAGCTTGGCGTTGCGCTGGTTGCGGACACTTGACCATTGGTTGTCGGTGCGCTGCGCCACTTCTTCCGCGCTGGCGTCGGTGACTACCCAATTCTGCACCCACTTTCCAGCGGATTGCACCGGATCGCCTTCGACGACATTTTTGGTGTAATCAACGGTGGGGAGCGGGACGCCTTCAACGGCTGCGTAGCCTTCGGGCGGCGAGAACGGCGTTGGGAAGCTGACGTTGTTGTAACGCAGCCGAATGTCGCCCTCGTACACGGGGTATTCGACAACGGCGTTATCTTCAATGCGAGCGTAAGTCATATCGTGGTCACCGTTGATGTTAGGGTTGTGGCCGCATCAGTCAGAGTGGAGGCGGCGTCGGTCAGGCTCGAGGTAGCGCCGGTCAAAGAGGACGCTGCATCTGTCTGAGAGGACGCCGCATCTGTCAAGCTCGAGGCGGCATAGGTGAAACTGTACGAGCCGACTGTGTAGGTGCCGGTAAGCGACCCGTCGCCGGGGAGTTTTGCGAAGAGGAAGTCATAGTTTCCGCTGACATTAGAGTATCCGCATACATAGACGTTAGCGGTGCTGTCTACGGCTATGCCGTATGCTTGATCGTCGCCGCTGCTACTCAAGCTCCGCTGCCATTGAATTGTGCCGGAGGTATTGTACTTAGCAAGTTGGATGTCAAACGTTCCGTTAGCGACGCCACATACGTAAACATTCCCGCTGCTGTCTACAGCGATGCCGAACGCCTGATCGGTAGAACTACCGCCCAGCGTCCGTTGCCACTGGATTGCGCCGGAAGTGTCATATTTAGCAAGCTGGAAATCAAACGTACCGCTGGCGGTAGACCAGCCGCATACGTAGACGTTGCTGCTACTATCTACCGCAACAGACTGGCCGCTAGTGCTGCCGCTGCCGCCCAAGCTCCGCTGCCACTGAAGCGTGCCAGAAGTGTTGTACTTGATCACTTGTAATTTTGACGTAGTACCATTGTCGGAAGCGCCGCATAGGTAGACGTTGCCTGAAGCATCTACGGCGATGCCACGGCCAACATTGCTAGTGCTATCCCCCAAGCTTCGCTGCCATTGAATTGTGCCGGAGGTGTTGTACTTGGCAATCTGGAAGTCGTTTGTACCGCTGACATTAGAGTATCCGCAGACGTAGACGTTGCTGCTGCTATCTACAGCAATGCTATAGCCTATCTCGCTGCTGCCACTGTCAAGGGTCCGCTGCCACTGGATTGTGCCTGAAGTGTTGTACTTAGCGAGTTGAATATCCGTCGTACCGCTGGCGGCGGAAGATCCGCAGACGTAGACGTTGCTGCTGCTGTCTACAGCGATGCCGAACGCCTGATCAGTAGAACTGCTGCCCAGTCTCCGCTGCCACTGAATGGTGCCGGAGCTGTTGTACTTAGCAAGCTGAATATCGTTCGTACCGCTGACGACAGACCGCCCGCACATATAGACATTTCCGCTGCTATCTACAGCAACGCCGTAGCCGAGATCATCAGTACTGCCGCCGAGCAAGCCGATCCAGCCAAGGCCGGTTACATTACTGCCCGCTGATAGGAACATCCGATCCAGCATTATTTGCTGTCCTTCATAAGCTGGACACCGCGCCAGATCGTGCCGCCATCGTCAGTAATAAAGCCGAGAACATCTACACCGCTTGTCGTTAGCGTTGGTGCCGTTCCACCGGGCCAATCAACTGATGCAGGCCACGTTTGCGTTCCTGTTCCGCCGTTGGTCAATTCCAGCAGGAAGCTATAGGCACGGGTCGCTGGAGCATTGGTAAATGTCCAAGTCAGTGCGCCTGTAGCGGTCTTGGTGAAGTAGTTCCCAGCAGAACAATCAACAGCAGAGGCTGCAACCGCAGTGACATTGCCGCGCACAGAACCGAGAAGGTCTGCGGTTGCGGTTGTAACGGTTCCGGTAAAGGTCGGAGAGGCCGACAGGACGTTATTACCAGTTCCGGTAGAGGTGGTTACACCCGTGCCGCCGTTCGCCACTGCCAAGGTGCCGGAAACATGGGTCGTAAGACCGATTTTACCCCAAGATGGAGCCGTTCCAGTACCACCGGAGATCAGAGCATTTCCGGTTGCTACACCAGCCAGCTTTGACAGCGCGCTGGTTGTAGAAGCGTAGAGGATGTCGCCGACTGTGTAAGATGACTGGCCCGTGCCGCCGTTTGCGGCGGGGAGCGTTCCGCTAACTTGAGTGGTCAGGCTCACGCCGGACAGCGTGCCGCCGAGTGTCAGCGAGCCGGACGAGGTGACGGTGCCAGTCAGGGTGATGCCGTTGACGCTGCCGGTGCCTGAGACACTAGTAACCGTGCCGCCGCCGGAACCAGCGCCGATAGCCGTGCGGAAGCTGGCTGCGTCCAGCGCGCTGACGGTGTTGTCTGCATTAATCTGCAAGAACGTGATGGCGCTGGGGTTGGTCAGCGTGAAGACGTTCGCGCCGACCGTGGTTGCGCCGAGGTTGGTGCGGGCCGCCGCTGCGCTTGTCGCGCCAGTGCCGCCGTTGGCCACGGCCACAGTGCCCGTGACGTTGGCCGCGTTGCCGGAGATATTGCCGCTAATGTCTGAGCCCGGAATTGTAGCGCTGGCCGTAAATGCTGAAGTACCGCTGCCCTTGACATATCCGGTCAGGGTAGTTGCGCCAGTGCCGCCATTGGCCACGGCCACAGTGCCCGTGACGTTGGCCGCGTTGCCGGAGATATTGCCGCTAATGTCTGAGCCGGGGATGGTGGCGCTGGCCGTGAAGGCCGAGGTGCCGCTGCCCTTGACGTAGCCCGTCAGCGTGGTTGCGCCCGTGCCGCCGTTGGCGACCGGCAGGGTGCCGGTGACCTGCGTGGTCAGGCTAACGCCAGACAGGGTGCCGCCGAGCGTCAGCGATCCGGACGACGTGACGGTGCCGGTGAGCGTAATGCCATTGACCGTGCCGGTGCCGCCAACGCTGGTGACGCTGCCGCTTGCGCCCGCGCTCGAGGCAAGGAGCTTGACGCTGCCGCCAGCGTTCTTGAAGTACAGCTTCTCATCAGTCAGGTTGATCGCCAGCTCGCCATCAGCGAGATTGACGGCAGAAGGCGTCGCAGCCGCCGTAGTGGTGCGATATAGCTGGATCGGCGTGTAGTTTGTAGCCGCCATTAGAAAGTACCTCCGTCGATCCCGCCAAACGACGGGGCAGATGATCCGTTAGATAGCAGAACTTGACCTGCAGTTCCAGCAGTCGTGAAAGCGTATGCTGTACCAGTGCCGTAAGCCACAGTGCCCGCCGTGGGAGTGGCGGTGCCGTTAGTACCGCCGTTGGCAACGGGCAATGTGCCAGACACGTGTGTGGTAAGCCCGACTTTGCCCCAAGCCGGAGCAACCCCAACACCCCCGGACAACAGCGCGTTGCCTGTGGCCACATCAGCCAGTTTTGACAGCGCAGTCGTTGTTGAGGCGTAAAGAATATCGCCTACGGTGTACGACGACTGTCCCGTGCCGCCGTTAGCTGCAGCCACGACGCCAGTAACATTAGCTGCGTTACCAGAAATGTTACCGGAAACATCGGAGCCGGGAATAGTGGCGCTGGCTGTAAAAGCCGAAGTGCCATTGCCCTTGACGTAGCCCGTCAATGTAGTTGCGCCCGAGCCACCGTTTGCCACAGGCAGCGTTCCGGTAACTTGGGTAGTAAGGCTGACACCGCTAAGCGTGCCTCCAAGCGTCAGAGACCCTGTCGAAGTGACAGTACCCGTCAAAGTGATCCCATTGACGCTGCCAGTGCCGCTCACCGAGGTGACCCCGGCGTTAGCAATTGAGATAGAGCCGTTGCCGTTGGTGATTGAAATCCCGGCACCAGCGGTCAACGTAGCCTTGGTCAGCGTGTTCCCAACACTATTGCCAATCAAAAGCTGGCCGTCGAGGTAGGATGTCTGCCCCGTGCCGCCGTTGGCGACAGGCAGGGTGCCAGTGACCTGCGTCGTCAAGCTGACGCCGCTCAGCGTGCCGCCCAGCGTCAGGGAGCCGCTGGTGGTAACCGTACCGCTCAGCGTGATGCCGTTGACACTGCCCGTGCCGGACACGCTGGTTACGGTGCCGACGAACTGGTCGGCGCTGGACAGCGTGAAGTTGGGGTACGTCCCCGTAATTGTCATGTTCGACCCGGCGGTCAGCGTGACCGTCTGGTCCGGAGCCGTGTTGGTGACCGTGATCGAGCCAGCACCATTGGTAACCGAGATACCAGCGCCAGCCGTTAGCGTTGCCTTCGTCAGCGTGTTGCCGGTCGTATTACCGATCAGGAGCTGCCCGTTAGTGAAGCTGGTCTGCCCAGTGCCGCCTGCCGTCACCGGCAACGTGCCTGTGGTCAGGGCGCTGGTTGACGTGGCGTAGACGGCCCCGCCGCTGGTGTAGCTTGTCAGCCCTGTGCCGCCCAGCGACGTTGCCACAGGCGATGTTAGGCTGAACTGCGTGCCGGTCAGGGTCAGGCCAGTGCCTGCGCTGTAGACCTGCGCCGAGGACACCTGCGTAAAGGTGATGGCCGTGGTGCCAAAGTTGATCGTGCCTACGGTGTTGCACACGTAGGTCTCGCCAGCTCCGGTGTTGCCGCTGCTGATAAAGAACGCGTCGCCTTCGCCCAGAGCAGTCGGGCTTTTCACCCCGTAGCTGTTGGCGTCGGTAGCACGGGTCAGAACCCAAGCAACGGAGCCACTGCCGACCGTTGTTACAGTGTAAACGCCGTTCTCAAACTGGTTGGTCTGATTGTAGACAAGAATGCGGTCGCCGACCTGCGCCACTACACCGTCCGGCGTGAACGCGCCGAGCGTACCTGCGTTGGTCAGGGTCGCGCCAACGCCGCCGGTACCGTTGTTGTAAGTAGCATTGAGGTTGCCGGTGGTGCCCGGCACCTCGTACTTGACCGCCGTATGGTACGTGATGCCAGAGGCCACCATCGTATCGACGTAAGTCTTGTTGGCCAGATCATTGCCGCTGCTCGGCGTTGTGCTGACCGTACCGGATGTCAGGGCCACCGAGGTCAGGGTCGGCGTCATGCTCCAACTCGGCGCGCCCCCGCTTGCCGTCAGAACGCCGGTGCCAGTGTTCAGGAAGGTCGTGGCACCTGCGCCTGTCTGGTACGGGATGGCGTTGGCCGTACCGCCCGACAGGTTGGTGGCGCTGGCCGCACTGCCAGTGATGTTGATATTGACGTTGCCGGACGCGTCGTAGTTGACCGACTTGGCCGCCGTGTAAGTGACAAACACGTCCTTGTCGCCAGCCGAAAAGTTGACCAGCGCGTTGGCGTTGCTCGAAGCCAGCACGACATCGCGCGACAGGCTGGTGCCCGCCGCCGTGTACGTGCCGATGCCCACTTCCCACTCGGACGTGCCTACGCCCGCAATCGTGTAGTAGGTCGTGTTGCCGTTGCCAACACCGGCCCCGAAAGTGCGGAAACCAATCGGCGCAGTGCCGCTCAGAGTTACCGCTCCGGTGCCCGTAGTGGCCGTCGTGTCCTTTACGCGATCAGCGAGAACGAGCGCCATTATCAGCCCCTAACGTGTCAATTACAGCGCGAAGATGCCCGTAGCATTCCACGTGATAGAGATGTCACCGCCGTTCGGTGTCACCGGCAGATTGGTCACGCCCGTGTCGATGAAGGCCACCAGCGGCGAAGTCGCCGCGTTGCCCGTGTCGATGAAGATCACAAGGCTCACCACCTGCGACCCCGTAACCGCCGTAAACGTCACGTCGGCAGCGTCGAACACGCCGTTGGTGAAAGTCTTGCTGCCCAGCGTCTGCGGCGTGCCGACAACAGACGCGCTGACGCTGCTGTAATACTGGTTGGCAGCCGAATAGGTGTAACCGGCAGTGACGAGGGCAACCTTAACGGTCTGGCCGTCGAGGTCGTTATTAGCAGTGAACTCGAGGAGAGCCTGCTTCCACTTGGGATAAAGGGCGTTGGCCATAGTCTAAACTCCTGTTAGCGCTTCTTGCCGTGAGGCATGGTGGACAGGCCGCCGTGTTTGAGGCCCAGAGCGCCGCGCAGACGGTCAACCAGCGGCTTGGCGCTAAAGCCTGCCCCTGCCGGACCACGGCGTGCGGCCTCCATTTCGGCCTTGCTGACCGGACGCGAGAGGCGACGGTCCAGTGCGGTGCGCGGCATGTCTTCGGCGACAGTGGTGCGCTCAACGGTGACCATGCGCGGCTTGGCCTTCGGGCCGTCCTTGGGCATCTTCTCGTATGGATCAGCCCGGCCCGACTTGCGCAGGATGCGCTCAGGTGTATTCAGCTCATCCATGGTCATGCGGCGGCCCTTCTTGTCCACCGGACGGGTTGAGATGCCTTCTGGCCCCATGCCCATCGGCGTGCCTTCAGCGCGCTTGACCGGGATTTTGGCACCGGCCTTGCGCGCCTCGCTCAGGGCAATCGCCACGGCCTGCTTGGGGTTGGTTACTTCGGGGCCCTTCTTGCTACCGCTGTGCAGCGTTCCCGACTTGAACTCGCCCATGACCTTGGAAATCTTGGCCGCGCCCTTGACCTTGCCGCCCTTGGCATAGCCCTCGCACGATCCACCCTTCATGTAGTGGGTCTTGGTGCTGTTTTTGAACCCGTCCATGTCACTTACCTTTCTTGCGCGCCGCGAAGGCGTTGTCTACCAGATTTGGGTACGGACGACCAGCCGCCTTGGCGCGTCGCTTGGCAGCGGCCTTCTTCTTGACGCTAAGAACCTTGGGCTTGCCTTCCGGCCTTGGCTTGTCCCAGAAGGGCTTGGCGGCGAGGCCGCCCTTGGCGAAGCGCTCGCGGTTGGCGTCAATGAAGTCCGTCAGGGCCTTGCGGCTGGCCAGATTGGCGTTGAACAACTCGGCGCCGCGTGCCTCGTCATACTCTCCCGTGGAGCGCTTGTAGGCTGTGCTGGCCGCCTCGGCTGCCGCATTGGCTTCCTCTAGCTGCTTGCGCCGCGCCTGATATGCCGCGAATGCTTCGTCGCGCGCAGGCTGCATAGCCTTCGCGGTTGCCTCGTAGTAGCCCGGAGCCATGGTCGGCTTGTAACCGCCCTGCATGGCTGCGTACTTGCTGACGGTGTCCTTCATGCCCTGCAGATTGCGCTCCCACTGCGGGAGCAACTTGTTCTGCATGTTTTCGATGGTACTTGTAAGCGAGTTGCGCTGGACAGTGTATCGCGGATCGGTGCCGTATTCGGCAAGCTGCCGCTGATAGTCCGCCAGATGCTGGCGGCCTGACGCAAGATACTTCTCGTAAGCTTCTGCCTCTTCGGCAAAGCCCCGCTGGTCGGGGTTGCCATACAGGCTCAGGTAGCCTTGAGCCTGCGTTGGCGTGGCGCGGCCTTCCATGACATCGCGCTGGACTTGGAAGGGCGTCAGCTCACGGTAGGCGTTGAGGTAGTCCGTAGCCACGTTGCTGCGGCGCGAAGGATCTTGCGTGCCAAGGTTCTTGAGCAAAATCCACTCATTCATCTTCTGAGTGTCAAGAGCCTTCTGATACGCAGTCGGGTCCGGAGCGTAGGAGCCAAGCAAGGTGGGGAAGGGGGCCTGATTTCTACCCCTGCGCGCCGCGAACTGGGCAACGGACTGAAGCCAAGAGGGCACCTTGGCCTTGTAATCTACCCAAGTGCCCTGCGGCTCAACTGGTGCCACACCTGCGGGCTGCTGGCCAACTGGGCCACCGGCCAACAAGGCTCCGAGGTTTAGAGGATCGGCCATTCTTAACAATCCCACTTCCGGAGCGACAACGCCTTGCGGGTTGGGCGCCCCTTGTCGTCTTTCATCGGTCCCGGCATGCCTGACATCCGGGCGCAGAATGACTTGCGCCGGGCGGCTGCCTTGGGCGACTTCTTTGCCTGCTTGGCGCTGACCGGAGGCTTGATATCGTGCCCCTGCGCACGCAGAGAAGCACGGCCCTTGGCGTTGAGGCCGCCTTCAGGGTTTTGCCCCTCCTTGCGCGTCCACGCCCCGCCACCCTTGGCGAGGCGCTTCACGCTAAAGTCAGAGCAAGCAGACATTACTGCGTTGACTGCTGGACAACCGTCACGCGGGCCGTGCCGCTACCGGCGGTAAAGTTGACCCGCACAGCGCGCATCAGCACGGTGGTGCTGTGCGTTTGGTCCGTGGTAGCGCTCGTGAAGGCGGCTGCCGGGTGGGCAACTGCAAGCTGCGTGATCGAGGTGTCGAAGGGGTCTTCGTTGGTGTACTCAACGCTGTACGTAATCGCGCCGTCCAGTTCATTGACGGAGATCGTCGTGACCTGATTGGGCACGTAGATGTCAAGCGGCCACCAATCACCCGTGCCGAAGCTCGGAGTGTCGGGGTTGCCGACTTCGACCGTCTCAACGGTGTACGTGACTGCGGTAGCAACCGAGATCGCCGTGATTGTCTTGAACAGCTTCACCGTGCTGGTGGTGCTGTTGTTCGGGCCGACCACGTTTTCGCTCTGGGTGAGGCCACTGGCATCGGTGCCGAATACGGTGAAAGTTGTGTCGCTCAGGTCGCTGGAGCTGGTGAAGTCCACGGAGGTGGCTTCGGGGAAAGTGACAACACCGCCGGAAGCAAACGCGCCGCCGAGGGTCAGGTCAACGCCGTCAACGGGCGTTTCGGCAGTGACCGCGCTGTTCGGGTCAGCAGCCGCGTAGGAAATTGTCTTCTGGATAGGGCGCATCTGCCGATCCTTATGTAAATAGGGGCGGGCCGCCCGGGAACCCCCAGACCAAAAGCCCGCCCCTTACTACCACGTCTTAACGCTCTTTGGCAACGTAGACGTAATCGACCGTCATCGTCTTGGCTACGCCTTCACCATTCTGCAGCGCGAAGCTCACGGTGCAGGTGGTGTCAGGCAGGTAGGCAGACGAGGCATCAAGCGAGCCCACGACAGCGCCATTGACTTCGTACGCCACCTTGCCTTCGCCATCATAGTAGAAGCCGAGGGTGATGAACGTATCGTTCGCAAGCGTTGCAACAGACGACGCCGAGGTCGACCCGGTGGTGGCGTTCTTCCGGCAGACAACCGACACAGCAGTCGAGCCATCAGCCTTGAGGAAGTAAACACCGTCCGTCACGTCCAGCGGGGTCGTGTCAACGACCTGAAGGCCGAAGACGAGATCCGACTGGGTGGCGTCCGACACCTTGAAGCGGCAGCGGAAGAACAGCTTCTTGCCGGACGTGAAGGTCCAAGCAGCAGGCGTCTTCTGCAGCGCAACGAGGTCGTTGTCGGCAGCCGTGTTGGTGAGCAGCAAAAGGCCACCGTCACCGGCGGTCAGCGCCTGAGTGGCGCCTGCGTCGGTTTCGGTGACAACCCAGTCACCAGCCGTGTACGTGTCAAAGTCGTTAAAGTACTCGTGGAACAGCGTCGGGTTGGGCTGAACCATGTCCGCAAACAGGTCAGTCTCACCGACGTTGGTCACGCCGAACGGGAAGCGAGTATTCGAAATGTTACCCATGGTGTCCTCCTAGAAAGGAAGACTGGGGGCCGAAGCCCCCAGCCTCATTAGATACCCGGGGTACCGTACACGCCGCGCGGGTCAGTCCAGCCGAACGCATAACGCTCGGTGGCCTTGTAACGCATGCTGTCGGTTTCGAAGTCGCCTTCCATGGACTTTTCAAGCCCACGGCGCATCGCCAGCTTCAGGCCTTCCGGCGCATCGGTCTGGACCCACCATGCGGTGGTCGAGGTGATACGCGAGAGGTTGGCCTGCCCGTCGTCCAGAAGTCCCATCGAACGTACTGGATTTACGTCATTATTTGCCGTTCCAGCGCGCAGTGCAGACTTGAGCAGCACTTCGGCTTGGAAGACGTTTGACGGGCCGGTGACGATCTTCTTCGGGGTCAGACGGATGCGCTTGCCGTTGTTGTCAACAGCGTTGCGGATCTGAATGAGAAGCTGTTCCAGCGAGGTCTGCGAAAGGTTCGCAGAGGTGGAAAGCTTGTTCGAGAAGGTGCCGCCGGAGATCGGGTGATCGGTCGCAACCAGTTCCTTGCCGTCGCCGCCAACGTACGAAGCGTTGAATGCACGGTTCAGAATGTTTGCACCAAGGGTTTCCTTGGTTTCGATCAGCGACTGCGCGAGGTGACGTGCATAGGTCTGACCGATGCGGATGTGGTCACCGTCTTCGACCAGAACCTTCGTCAGAGCGAAGGCCAGACCGTAGACACGGTAGACGTAGCGCTGAATAAACAGCACGCCGCCTGACTGGTAGGTGACCGGCATGCCGTCGGGCAGTTCCGGTGCAGCGCCGAAGCCGTACAGCACAGGCTCTTCGTGGTAGTTCCGGGGGATGCCCTTGAACTCCTTGAAGACCTGCGACCATTCGTCTGCGCGCTGGTCATAGATGCCGTTGAACTCTTCGTTCAGGATCGGCTCGACGATGGAGCGGAAATCAGTACTCCGCATTGGGGTAGCCATTGTTCAGCCCTCCTTAGTAGTCAACAATGTCCGCGACGTTCTGGTGCTCAGAAATCTGAACCTGAACGATCACGTAGGTGTCGCCCCAAGCGTTATTAGCGCCCGGAGTGATACCGATGACACGGAACGAAGCGTTGTTGGCAATCGAGGAAACATCCAGCATCTGGCTCGAAAGCCCGGTGGTGGTGTTGCCCGAAGCGGCGGTGAAGTCGTACTGAGCGCCGATCGTGGTGGCGTCCATAGCAGCGTTGCTCTGGATTTCATACACGATGGTCGGATCGAGCGTGGCGTAGGCAACGATCTGCGTGGCGTTCGCCTGAGCGACCCACTTGTTGCTTACGCGACGGCGACCGTCGCTGTCGGTCCACTCAACACCCTGAAAGGTGCCAATGAAACGATCACCGACGCCAGCGGCTTCGAGATTGCCGTCAACAAGCTTGACGGGCTGGTTTTGGTAAATAGTCGTCGCGTAGGTCGGGTCGATCGAGTAGGCGGTGGGACGAACCACGCCACTCGGCGAGTAGACCGGGCGAAGACCGAAGGGAGCCGAAGTCGAAGACATGGGCTGTACTCCGTAAAGGGTTGCGTTTTACCCCGCTTAGGCGAAAATGCCGCGGCGAGGTTTGTGATCACGCATCTCCTGCATGCCGTCACCTTCGTACATACTGGCACCAGCCCGCTCAGCCTGTTCGCGCATCATCTCCGCGACTTCAGCCAGCTTGTCTTCTTCGCGCAACGGGGCGTCGTGGTGAGCCTCCTGCATGAACCTTTCGTAAAGGCTCAAGGGCAGCTTAAACGCGATCATCTCGTTCACCCCGATCATCCCGGCATACTCGCCGGTCTTGATAGAGGCATGCGCCATTCCGGGGATCTCATCTGCCTTAACAGGCTCGTAACCGAGCTGCATGCGACGGTAGATGGGGTCGCGCGGATTTTGGGTGGTCAACCAGCACATGTGATAGCCCGGAATATCCGGCAGATCAGGAAGTGCGTCGTTGAAAAGTTGATTACGGAACATTTCGAGCCGGTCGTCTTCGCTAACTTCCCGCGCTTCCGTGACCTGTCGGTCCTGTGAGCGGCGGTCGTCGCGGCGACCTACTACATCCATGTCCTTCTTCAACCTTGCGTCTTCAGTACCGTTCGTCATGTTGTCTCACTCCTTCTTTCAGCGAGCCGAACCATTGTCGTAGGCCTGATACGCTTTCAAATAGCGTTGGCGAAGCACGGGATCATCCCATACTCCAGCCTCAATCATAGCCTGCTTACGTTCCGGTGTCACGTATATTTCTTTCTTGGTGCTAACAGGGGCGTGTTCACGGGTATTTCCCGTGGGCGGGCCCTTGCGTCGCGGCTTGGCAGTTTCGGTCGGAGCGTCGTCTCCGCCGATGGCTTCAGCCACCCGCGCAGTCAGTTCCTCCCAGTACTCGCGGCTGGCCGGGTTGTAGCCCTCAGACGCAAGCTCGTTGTCGATTGCCTTGGTCAGCGCACTGTCGCGGTCGCGGCCTGTCGGGTCGTACCACGGGTTGGCTTCCATCCACTCGCGAGCATAGTTGACCACGGATGGGTTTGGTGCGGCCGGTGCCGCTACCTGCTGACGCGCCTGCTCAAACTGGCGCTTGGCTTGATCGAGTTGCTGTGCCTCGGCAATCGCCTGATCGCGGATGCGCATGGCCGCCACGACATCCTCGCCATTGCCCGCCTCGGTGGCCTTGGCAATGATCGCCTCAGCCTGACGCACGTCCGCAACAGCCTTGGCGAGACGCTGCTCGAGCGTCTGCACGTTGGTGTTGACGGCGTGGGTCTCCGTGGCGGAGACGCGCTGCGACAGGGCCGCAACGGTTTCGCGCAGCATCTGCAGTTCGCGCTGGGCGGCGTCACGCGCGCGCTTCTGGCGCTCGCGTCGCTTGACCCGCTTGTCGGCCTTGACAACGTCCTCCTCGCTGTCGTCTTCGCTCTGCGCTAGACGCTCATCGTCTTGGTCGTCATCGTCCTCCTCGGCTTCCGCCGGGGCGGCTTTCTCTTCGGCCTCTTCGGGCGGAGTTTCGACGGGGATCAGCTCGTCGTCGTCTTTTTCGGTAATCGTATTGTCGGTCATGACCGGCTCCTTTCTAGCCTTATCGACTTACAGGAAGGCCTTCATCGCCAGCGGATCGCCGGTGATCTTGCCTAGTAGGTCGAGGTCGTTGAAAATGACAAAGAGGATTTCCTCCCCGTCCTCGTTACGGACGGACCAGCGGTCGCCCCCGTACTTCGGTGCGCGCACGAAATCGTTCACGCCGACCCACGCGCCTTCAGGCCATGGCTCCATCGTGTTGCGATTGTGGAACGCCAGCGGGCCCATGGCGATAACCTTGGCCACCTGCGTGTTCCACGTCTCCGTGTCGCGTGTCTCTCCGGACAGGATGATCCCGCCCTTGGTCTTGGTCTTGGCGCGCCTGATCTGGCACAGCACTCGGCTGCCAAACGGCTGCACGCCGGGGTCGATCGGCGGGAAGGCGTCCTCGACGCCCTCGTAGTCGAACTCGACCTTGTTCATTTCATAGGCCTGCATATTCGCTCCTTTCTGCAGGTTAAAGTACGAAGTCCTTGCGCTCCTTCTCGGCAACGGTGTCGATCAGGATGCGCTTGGCCATCTCAAGTCCAGCGTAGAGCCCCACAGCCCGTCCATAGTTGAACTCCCCGGGCTGGGGGTGCTGCAGCGCCTCATGGGCGAGCTTTGATTGCTCGACCTCCAGACGCTGCAGTAGCTGCTCTAGTTTCACGCAGAGGTCTTCTTGCTGCCGCTGACTTCAAACTTGGGCGACTGGCCCATCTTGAGCAGCTTGTGCAGGTTGGTGTTCTCGGCGTTGATGCTGCCAGTTTCCTTGCCCTTGCTCAGGGCGGCGTCGTTCTTTGCCATCGTGTCAGTCCTTCTTCTGGCCCATAGTCAACTGCGCCGCGCGCAGGTTCTTAGGGGCGGGCTTAGGGGTGGTTACCTCGGCTTTCGTCGGGGCGGTGTCCGCAGCGGGCTGCTGGACCTTGGTCGGCTTCTTGGCCATTGTCTACCTCATTGGTTAGGATTAGGGTTGATGCCTGTGCCGGTGGACACGCCGACACGCTCGCCGCTGGCGATCTCGGCTGCAGCGAGCTGCATGGCCGTGCGGTTGTCGTCCGTGTTCATGGCCATGCGTGCTTGCAGCTCTGCGGCCTTGCGTGCGTCCTCGGCGGCCTGCTGCTGCTGCGCCATCTGCACGCGCGCCTGCAGCTCGGCGATGCTGAGCTGGGCGTCCTGCTGGTCGCTGGCTGCGTCTTGCTGCATGCGCGCCTGCTCGATGGCCATGCGCTGCTGCTGCGTCTGCTGGTCGGCCTGCATGCGCATCTGCTCAAGCTGCATCTGCTGCTGAAGCTTCTGCCCCTCGAGGGCCATGCGCGGGTCTTGCATGGGCTGCGGTGCGAACTGCTGCATGATCTGCTGCGCCTGCTGGATGATCTGCGGCAGGCTCTGGAAGAGCTGCTGTCCTGCACCCAGCGCCACGCCGCTGGCGTCGGCAAGCATGCGGTCAAGGGTGCGCCGCTCCTCGTTGTCCGCGTCCTCGACCATCTCCTTGAGCACGTCGCCGATGTCCTCGCCGATGGCCTGATTGCTGACCTCGACCACCGCCGTGGCGTACCACAGGGCAAGGTGCTCCTTGAGGTGGTTGAGGATGACCGGGATCAGGGTCGGGGCGATCAGCGGGTTCATGCCGAAGGTCGGGTCCATCATGTACGCGATGTGCGTCTGCAAGTGGGCCAAGTGGTCCTGCTCGGGGAATGCCGTGATCGGTCGGCCCAGCGACGCGGCGACGTTCTCGTTGATCGCGTTCTGCTCCTTCGGCTCCAGCGGCGGGGCAAGCAGCTCCTTGGCGTTGGGGATTTTCAGCGTGTCGAGGATGCGCTCCTCAACCTTGCGCATGTTGTAGAGCTGCGGCATCGCCTGAGCGCGCTGCGCCACGGCCTGCATCTGCGCAAAGCGCTGCGTCTCGCTGAAGATGTTCGGGTCGCTGACCGGGACAACGTCAAGCGGCCCTTCGAAGTCTGCGCGCGTTGCCAGCTCCTCGCCAGCCTCATGCTCCAGACGCTCGTCGTCGAGGTTCATGGCGTTGAGGCGGTGGAGGATGCGCAGCATGCGCGCCATCGCGTCGTGCAGACGCCCGTGGATCGACGAGTAGACGACCATGCCCTGCTCAAGCTTGGCCAGTGTCGTGCCGACGGGCGCGTTCGGGTTCTGGTCGGCGATGTCCTCCATGGACGTGCGCACAACGCCCTTGCCCGCGTCGATCAGGAAGCCCAGCAGGCTGAACAGCACGGGGTTGGGCGGATTGTACGGCATCGGCATGAAGATCTTGCGGATGTCGTCAACATTGAGGCCGCCCTCGATCTCGCGGATTTCGCCCGGCACGGGTGCCTCGGACTGCCCGCCGATCTTGGCGCCCTTGAGCTTCAGGCCTGCGGGCGTGTTGCTGATGTGCGCCGCGTCAAGCAGGGCACGCAGCGAGCCGGTGGCGGCAGCGCTCAGGCCGCCGATCATGTGCGGCAGGCCGATCGGGTAGGCACCGCGCCACGGGATGAAGGGGAACTCAACGAACCACTGCAGCTCTTCCTGCGACGCGTCGTCCTCGTCCCAGTTACGGTAGATGCTCAGCACCTTGCCGGTGGATTTATCCACCGAGATGATGTAGGGTAGCGGCCCCTCGTCTTCCACGTCCGCGATGGCGTAGATTTCGTAGACGATGCGCAGACCATCCTCGTTGTAGCTGGTCTCGTCGCGCCCCTCGATCTTGTTGTTGGCCTTGCCCGCGCCTGACAGCTCAGGCTCCATGCCCACCGGAGCAAGGTCAACGTCGCGGTACATGCCAGATTTTACACGCTGCTCGTAGTCGAGCTGCGTCAGGTACTGCACGTGCGTCTTGCGCTGCGCCGTGTAGAAGTTGGTCGCGGCGTAGGGCAGGTACATGTCGTCGATCGCGACGAATAGGAAGTTCGGGCGGTTGCGCTTCTCGTCCCAGCCCAGCTTGAGGTACTGCGCGCCGCCCAGCGGCACCTGCGTCATGAGCTGCTCAAGCTCTGCGCGGACCTCGGGGCACTGCACGGTCATCTGCCAGTTGAGCAGGTTCGTCTTGCGCTTGGCCTTGGCCAGCTTCTCTTCGTTCTGCTTGCCCGGGATGAAGTCCTTGGCCGGTCCCTCGGGCGGGAATATCTCCTTCATGGCCCGCGCGGCAAAGTCAACGCAGGCCTCGGTCAGCATGGGGTGCACGACCTTCGACGCGCCGCTGAACTGCGCCCCGCCGGGCGCGTCATCGCCCAGACCCGTGCGGCGCAGGCCCTCTTCGTACTGCTCGTCGCGCTTCTTGCGCGCCTCCTTGTCCTTGGCGATCAGGTCAAGGAAGGAAGACGACAGACGCATGAGGTCTGGCTCGGACATGTTCTCGGCGAGGTTGGTGTAAAACTCGCTCTGACCCTCGGGCGGGCTGTCCTCGTCATCGAAGCGCACGATCGCGCCGCCGTCCTCGGTGTCCTCCACCTCGCTGTCGGCCCCTTCGACCTCCATGTACTCGCCTTCCGGCTTCTCGTCTTCGTCCACGGGTCAATCCTTACTCTGTTTGCCGGACATATCGTCTCGCGCGTTTACCATGCGTGCCGTTGCAATGTCTACCACTCGTCAGCCTGTTCGGAGAAGCGCCTCGTCACGAAGTACAGGATGCCCACGATCTGGGCCGCCGTCAGGCCGTCCTCGATAGCCATCGTCACGGCGCGTGCAAGGTCGTCGTGCAGGGTCTGTTCGCCCGGGTGGACGTTCTCGTTGACGGGCAGGTAGCGCCTGATCTCGATTACGTTGTCGTCTTCGTCTTCGTCTTCGTCCATACGTATCTCCCTCACGCCGCGTACGGGTTGCCGGTGTTCTTGCGCGGCACGATTACCGGCGCGTCTTCCTTGATCAGTTTGATCATACCCTTGTCCATCATGAGCCGCATGGCTTGGCTGGCGGCGTCCACGTGGTCGTCGTGCTTGATGCTGCCCTCGCCCGTGAATGCGCACAACTGCGTGATCAGCGGGTCGCACCAGTTGCGCGGCCTGCCCGGGTGCTTCTCGCTCTCCGGCACCCAGACGCGCTTCTGCGCGAAGACCGGGCTGACGATGTGCAGGCGGGTGAGCTTGTCCGCGCGCCCCGGGTTGTATGCGTAGGCCTCGATGCCCGCCTCGGCCAGCATCTGGCGCAGGCTGATGCCGCTGCCCTTGTCCTCGATCAGCAGGATGTCCGGCTTGCGCCCGGAGGTGAGCGGCTTGCTGCTGCCGAAGAGCGGCTTGATCAGCGCCTGATCCTCGTCGTCGCCGTAGGGCGTGTTCATCTCGCGCTTCACGCGGCGCATCAGGTCGGGCAGGCCGAGGTGGTCTTCCCAGCAATCAAGCAGCATGACGTTGGAGCGCTTCTCGTGGTGGAAAACTCCCCACACGCTGCACGCCGTTGGGTCGGGGTCGCCCTTCTTGTCGAGCGACTTCTCGGTGTAGGCCGTGTCGAGGGACATGATGATCCAGTCGAAGCGCGGCAGGGGTTTGTCGTGCGGCCACAGGCGCATCCAGCTCCGCTTGATGATGCCGCTCTCTTCGGGGTCGATCAGCTCGCCGTACAGCTCCTGCCTGCCGAGCGTCGTGCCCTCGTACTGCTCAAGCGCCTTGAAGAAGCTGTCGGGCAGGTTGGCCTTGTTGTCGAAGGTCGAGCCGCGCACGATGATACGATCGGGCGCCGGGGTGCTGAGCTTGCGGATCAGCTCCTTGGGCTTGGGTGTCGTTGTCCACAGCACCTGCGGGTTGGGGCCGAGGCGCATGCCGAACATTGCCATGTCCCACGTGTCCTCGTCGTACTGCCACGCTGCCAGCTCGTCGAACCAGCCGCGACAGTGCTGCGGCCCGCGCAAGCGCTCGGGCTTCTCCGCCGTGAAGCCGCGTATCGTGCTGACGCCGCCAGCCACGTTCTTCATGCGGATGAGCATGTCGGACTTGTTGTGCTCGACGAGCAGCTCAGGGGGTAGCACGCTGAGGATGCCGCTCTCGCCCTCGAAGCAGGTGAACTTCACGTCGCTGTAGGTCGGGGCGATGACGCAGCTATCGAAGCCGCTCGGGTCTTCGAAGACGGCCCGCGTAATCCACTCGGCGCCGACGCGGGTCTTGCCGAAGCCGCGCCCGGCGAGGTAACCGCACTCGGTCCAGTTAGAGCCTTCAACCATTTGGTTGGGCCGCGCTGTCGCGCGCCACCTGTTCTGCCAGTCGAGGTGGACGCGCTGCTCGGGGCTGAGCTGGGCAAGGAGGGCGGCAACGTCGGTCATGCGTTCCGGTACAGGCTCAGTGCGTCGCGCAGTTGGAGGTTGGTCTCGCGGATGCGGTCATAACGGTCGTTAGCATCGGACAGCGCGCGATCCATCGAACGCAGCTCGCGCTCAAGTTCGCGGATGCGACGCCACGGGCCGATCGGCGCGCGCCAGTTGAAGCCGAAGGGCACGGCGAACTTGAGGCGGCGTGCGTGCCGGTCCCACAGGATGTGCAGCGAGAGCCACGGCGTGCTGAGGATCACGTTCTTCGCCAGCGGTTCCCACAAGACGTTAAGCCCTGTGCGAACTTGCCCCCCTTCCCGGCGCCGGTAGATCACTCGGACGATCCCGCTTTGCGCAACGCCTCGGCAAGTTGCAGCGTGAGCGCCACGGTGTCGACGTTGCTATCGACCTTGAGCGTCTCGCCATCCTTGTTGCCGACATCAACGACCTGCTTGTCGCCGTACTTCTTCGGCTTGAGCTTGCCCATGGCCCACTTGCGCGTGTCGATGCGCACGCGCTTCTCTTGCGGGTCGAGGCCTTCCCGGTCGGCGATCTCGAGGATCTCCTCGAGCATGTCCTCCGTGGCCGCTTCGCGCGCACGCGCATACTTCTCCGCGAAGTCGGGGAAGCGATCGAGCCACACGTACACGGTCGATGCGACAGGGAACTCATCCATCATGCAAAGCTTGCGCAGGCTCACGCCCTCTGTGAGCTTGTCACAGATGCGGTTAGCCATCTCTTCGGTGTAAGTGCTCGGGCGTCCGGTCATTGATCTGCATGCTCCGTAAACGTGACAGGGCTTCCAGTGTCACGACGCAAGATACGCTCGATCTCCACATTGCGCAAGGGTGCTGTCAATCGAAGACGAACAGATCACCCTCAACGCGAAACGGCAAGTCACCTCGATCGTGCATGCGCCGCATCGCCCTGACCAGACGCTGCCTGCGCGTGTCGCGCTTCTCACCGACATGCGGCAGCGCCTCAATGCAATGACGCAGGAAGTCCTCGTGACCCATCGACGAGTGCACGAGGGACAGCGCCTCCCCTTGTGCCCGAACCAGCTCCTCGACCGAACCCTTCTGTCCCCACCCCTGCTGGTTCGAAGCAAACAATCTCATTTTCATCTCCCTTTCACTACAACACTGAAACGCAAACATACAACATATCCGGTCACAGCGTCAAGGAACTGCACCGCGAAGCATCACGGTGCAAAAGTTTCAGAGCCTGCATCATCACCGCCAGCAGCTCCTGCACCACTTGCAGCATCAGGGTTACCCCTAAAGGGGTACCCCCTCTGTGCTGCAGCAGTTGGTGCATTTCGGGGAGCTGCACCATCTGCACCGTGATGCACCATGCTGTAAATGGTGCAAATGGTGCAGGCCCAAAGCCAACGAAAATTCGCTGAGAAAACTTTTTTCACACCACATGCACTTTTTTGCAAATAGGGGGTTGCAACGCTGCACCACATATGAGAGAAGAGGTCATCAGAAACGCACTTACGGAGCAAATCAGATGACCGAACTCGACACCCTCCTCGCCGAAATGAAAGCTGCCACCAAGACCGTGACACTCGACGATCTCGGATCTGCCCAGCGCAAGGCTGCTGAGCGTGTCATCGCTAAGGTCGTTGGCGAGCGCAAGGAGATCAAGAAGCTCACGATCCACCGCTTCGCAGACAACCGCTACGTAACGCTGTACGTTGAAGCTGGTCTGCCCAACGACGAAGGCACGCTTGCTGCGATCTTCGCTCGTGACGAAGCTCACGTTCGGGTCGGCATCAACGGCGGTGTCACCGACATCACCCGCAACCGCTAACCCAACCTCTCGGGGGCTTCGGCCCCCACCCATCAGCAACGCAGGAGTACCCGACATGGCCCATCTCATCACCCCGCGCCTCAACATCAACGGCACCAGCGCCGTTGACCTGATCGACCCGCGCCGCAAGGCGATCGACCTGATCGGCGAGCTGGTCGAGACGCTCAAGCAGGTCACGCCCAACGGACGCGACTACCCGGCGGAGCACGCCACCCGTCTGAGTGGCGACCGTGCCACCCACTTCGACCGCCTGTCGGCCCTGCGCGACCTGCAGGCCGCCCTGCTTCAAGAAGCCGTACAGATCATGCAACAAGAGGAGGCTTGACCCATGCCACTAGAACTGACCAGCTTCACCGGCGCACTCCGTGAGCGCCACCCCAACATCGAGAGCGTGATCGACCGGCTGGCCGACACCTTCACCGGGTCGCTGATCTCCAGCAGCCCCTACACCACCGAGGCAGGCAGCATCGCCTACCGCATCTGGGTAGACAACGACCAGCTCTACGGCTGGGCCATCCCGCTCAGCGACATCTACGAGGGAGACTGACATCATGACCGCAGACAACCAGCAACGCCGCCTCGACCTGAACAGCCTGCTGCTGACCTTCGAGAGCGACATCATCCGCCGATACGACCTACAGCGCGCCGACCCACCGGAGGATTTCCTCGACATCGACGTTGACGCATCAGTCGCCAAGGTGAGCACGCGCATTGAGCGCATCCGCGAGAAGATCCTTGCCTACGCAAACTAGCGCTTGCAATGTAGCATTGCACGTGCCAGACAGGACAACCAATCAGCAACAAAGGAGACGCTGACATGTTTAAGTACCTCATCGCCGCAGCCGCGCTGCTCACGCCCACCGCCGCCAGCGCAGCCGAGATCATGATTACCTCCGGGCGCCAGAGCGTCCTGACCGAGGCCGCCAAGACCATCTGCCGCACGGTGATGGAGACCAAGGGGCGGGCGGGCGAGACCTTCGACCGCGAGGTGTCCTACCTCCGCCTCACCCCCGACGAGCAGGTCTACCTGCTCTCGCTGTGCGTCCTCTACGCGCAGGGCCGTGTTGATCAGGCAAGGGCGCAGCGGTGATGACTGATCTCGACAAGGCGAACCGCGAACTGGACGCAATCATGCTGCCCGTGAACAACGAACTGGGCGACCGGATCGTCAGGACGTGGCTCAAGCTGCACATCGCATGGGCGCAGGAGGCATATGACACTGCGACCCACGAAGAGGACAGGGTCAATGCGCTGGCTGACCTCCATGCCATGAGCCAAGTGCTGAACTACGCAGGGGGTGAGTTCGATGACTGATCCTTGCAAATTGGGAGCGGCGCTCCGGATATTTGGGAGTGAAGGAGATGACTGACAACATTTCCACGTTCTCGACCGGCTGGTGCTTCACCTGCGGCACGAACGCATGTGAGCATGTGAAGCATCTGAACCTCTGCAACCGGAACGCGTTTGATATGTTGCTGCGCGATCTAATGGAACAGAAGCCAAAGACCAAACTGCCGGGACTAACTGGCGAACCGTGGAGGAGGTACCCCCATGACTGACATCCGCATTGAATGGCTGACCGCCAGCACAGATTGCGACCAAGCCGGTTGCAGCGGCGGCTACTCCGAAGGCGCACGGGTCTGGTTCGACGGTGAACTGGCCCTCGACCTTCCGCCAGAACCATCCTGCTACGGTTCGGCCTTCTACGATCAAGAGCAAGTGTTCGGCCTGATCCTAGCCAAGCTGGGGCATAACCTTGTGGAGACTAGCTATGACTGACAGTATTGAGCAGAAAGCACTGGCACTGATTGACAAGACGCGCCGCAATAGTGACTTGCCAAAGGCCAGAGACGAAAACGCGCGTGGCAGTGTGGCGTTTCCAGCCTTGCTCTGCGCCATCGAACAGCACGAAGCCTTCAAGTTGGAAGTGAGCGATGCGGTGGCGGCTGCGTTAGATTGCGGCGATGTTGAGCGCCTGCGCCGTGAAGGCATCCTTTCCCGCTTCATCATCGCCAAGCCCGACCCGCTGGTTGATTACCTAACTAACGACGAGGGGTATTTCCCAAGGGTGGCAAAGGAAGTCGCTGACAGGCTGCGTTCCAAGTTTGAGATAAAGGAGAAGCGGTGATGCCTGAAGATGAACTCGTGGAGTGGCTGCGTAGTGATGGCGTCTACGAAGGCCGCGCGTTTTTGCAGCAAGCCGCCGACTGCATCGAAGCCCTTGAGGCCGAGAACGAGCGGCTGCGTGAGGCGCTAAGAAACATTGATGCGTGGGGCGACGAATGGGCTGCGTCAAAAGCCCGCGCCGCACTCGCAGGAGAACAGTAATGTCCAAAGAACGTAGCAAAATTATGGACAACCTGATCGCACAGGACGCGGACTTGATAGCCAAGCTGCGCGATGAGGACAGCTATTACCGCCTTCAAGAGAAGCACTGGTGCATCGACGCTGAAGAACTGGAGCGCCAGCGTCTAGCTGCTGCTGATCGTATTGAGGCCCTTGAGGCCGGATTGCGTGAAGTGTTCGAGCAATGGGCTGGCAGTGAAGGCTTCATCCCTGAAACAGCACCGGAGGGGTATCTGCTCCAACTAACCAAGCGCATGGCTGACATCGCCCGCGCAGCCTTGGGAGAAAAGCAATGACAGAGATTGAACGCAAAGCGCGGGTGGAGTTTCTGCGAACAGAGGCGGAATTTACGCATGAGTTTCATATTGCCGCCGACCAGATCGAAGCAGACGGCAAGCGCATTGAAGCCCTTGAGGCCGAGAACGAGCGGCTGCGTGACCAACTAGAATATGCGGTAAAAGAGCTTTCCAGTTACCGCGCAAAGTACATGGTCGGCACCAGCGCACCCTTAGGAGACAGCCATGACTAAGCAGCTAACCCCGCTACGCCGCAAGGACCAAGCCACGGGCTATCAAGCTGCGGTCAGGGATATCGTAGCGTGGTTGCGGCGCGACGAAGACCCGTACCCTGACAGCTACGATATAGCCGACGAGATCGAAGCCAAGTTTGGAAAAGCCAATGTGGCTGACTGACCTACGCAACTGGCTCTGGGATAACTTCGGCTTCGAGCTAATCGACTGGGCCGAGGACGACATCAGGTTTTGAAGGAAGTGCTAGTGCTCAATCATCTCCGGGCAGACCATGACACGCCCCACCTGACCGAAGCGCTTGTGGTACGTGATGGCCTGCGCAGCCCGATCAGCGATCCAGCCGCCACGCGCGGCGTACGCGTCACGCGCTGCCAGCGTCGGGTGCTGCACAACGGTGACGCCGTTGTATTCCTTCTCGTCCCGGTGATGCCGGTGGCCGCAGTGGATCTCGCGGCGGCGAGTGGCGCCCCACGTCTCCGGGAACTGGGCGGCGAAGAGCAGCGGGAGCTGCTCGTTCTTGACCTTGTGCCCGTGGTGGACGCCAAGCATCGTCTCGCCCCACTGGAAGACGTAGAAGGGCAGGTCGCTGTCATTGACGCGCAGGCGCGGCTCATCCTCGTAATGCACGGCGAACAGGTCGGACAGCCAGCCAGCACCCTCCTCGTCGTGATTGCCCTCGGCTATGATCAGATGCACATCGTTATGCCGCTCAAGGGACATGCGCACCAACTCGCGGATCAGGCGGATGGCGCTGCGGCGGATCTTGGGGTAGCGGCTGTCGGCGTCGAGGATGTTCTTGCTGGCGGGCGTGAGGGGGAGCTTGCCGTCCGTGTGCAGGAAGTCACCTTGGATATTGATCACGGCGGCGTGCGCTGCGGGGGATTGCTCCACCATGGCGCGCATTGCGCCCAGCAGGACACGCTCGGCGATGGCCAGATCCCAGTCCGCGCCGCCCTCGTTGTGCCACGCGTACATGCCGAGGTGGTAGTCGGTAAAGGTGTAGAGGTTACACAGGTCGGCGTTGACCAGACCCGGCGCGGTGATCGCCTCGGCCTTGGGCAAGTCTTCCTTCAGGGCCTCGACCACCTCCAGCATGGCCGCGCGCATGGCCTCGCGATCGGGAGACTGCCTCTCCCACGTCCGCTCGACGTTGCCCGTGGGCCCGCGCTGGATGGTGACCTTGCCCATGGCGTAGCCGGGCGCCACGCCACTCTCGAAGTGGCCCGGAGCGAAGCCGCGCGCCGCCGCAGCCCGCACCCTCGCTTGGAAGGTGCTGCGCGGCATGCCGAGGGCCGCAGCGGCCTCAGTTTCCGTTCCGTATTGTTGGAGCGCTTCTACAGTCTCGCGAAGGACATCTTCGGACAGTGGCTGTGCAGGCATCAAGACCTCGAACGTAGTTCGGGGCGGACATATACAGCGAATGTTTCACTTTTGCACTAAAAAAGGAATTGACAGTTGTTTATAAGCGACACCATCGCCAAGTGCGCGGACTTATTTTACGTCAACCAGAACCTCATAACCTCGAAAAGCAGGTTGCGCACTGCCGTCCGCGCCCGTCAGGCTTTGGCCATGGCCCTCTCAATTCGCGGGCACTCGACTGCCGCGATCGGGCGCTGGCTGGGGCGAGACCACACCACGATTATGCACAGCCTCGACGTGGCCAAGGAACTCATGTCTCGCGACAGTATGTTTGGCGAGAAGGTTTTCCTCTTGGCGCAGAGCGTGCACGAGGTGGATAACCCCCACCCCCAGCGCCACAAGCAGAAGGCCAAGCTGGACAAGGAAGCCAAGACAATCGTTCTAGACGACACCCCGGAGGAGAAGGTCGAGGCGGAAAAGGAGCTGCGCTACTCTGGGCCGGAGGCTTGGGGCTGCGACAAAGGCGTGCCCACGCACAACAACCTCAACCGCAGCCTGCGCTACGTATCGGAAAAGCTCCTCGAGAGCATCAACCGCGAACTCAAGAAAGCCGCGATGGCACGCGCAGCCAAGCCGCACTATCGCCTTGTGGGAGGACTGACCAGTGACTGAAGACGAACTGCACAACGAGGCTCACCTCAACGCCGAGCATGAAGTGCGCGAGGTGCTGAACGCCACCTTTTACGATGAAAACCTGCGCTGCTGCCGGGCAGATGTCTTGCTCAATGTTCTGGAGGATGAGTTCATGCAGATGGACGACAGCGACGACGTGTCCTTCGTCCTGTTCCGCATGGTCGCCTTGGCCCTGCAGCGCAATCAACAAGACGCCCAAATCTTCGACACGGTGGGGTCAGCATGAAAATCCTGAGCAACGCAGCCATGCTGCTGGGAGGCAGCCTGCTTGTCGCCCAGTGGCTCGTCCTCTTCTGGGCCCTGTGGGTGATGACGCCATGATAGCAGCCATCATCTCCCTGACTGCGGTCGTTGTGGCCATCGTCGCGGGCGATTGGCTGGGGCGCGCAATCAGTGAATGGAAAAAGTTCAAATAGGGTATTGCAACGCTCCGTTGCATGGCTTATGGGTCAGTCATCAGCAACGGAGATACCCCATGAACAACCCTGAATATACCGCCCACGCCATCAACGAAGCCCTTTCCGGGCATGGCATCGGCGTAGTCTGGGACGGCAGCGAGGCGGAAGCCGATGGCGTTGAGCTGTTCTACGTCTGCGCAGACGGCGACGACACCGACCTGATCGTCTTGGATCACGGCTACTGCCTCGAGATCGTAGAGAATGTGGGCGACCGCTCCTACGTGTCGGTCGACGAGGCAATGAGCTTCGATAGTTTGGCCGCCAAGCTGGTGAACATCATTGACCGACTGGGAGAAGAGGTATGAGGCTTTCGGACATCATCAACCCGTGGAGTGCACTGCGCCGTGCGCGCCAGCGCTATGACGACCTGTGCGCTAACACGGCTATCGCCATGCGCAACGCTGAGCGCAAGGTTGAAGAGAGCGAGAAGTCTGCGCGAGAGGCACGCCTGCGCGCCGCCATCGCCAAGACGGACATCACACGACTGGAGGCTGCGCTGAAGGAGGCGCACTTCCGTAATCCAAAGACGGGCCGCTTGGGCCGCAAGGGGGAGCGCTTCTAATGAGCACCGAGAAAGAAATATCAGCCCGCGCGCGTAAACTGTTTGCGCGCCGTGAGCGCCTTGAGGCACAGCTCCGCGCGATTGACGCCGAGCTTGTCAAGGCGCGCAGTGAGTACCGCGAGGTGACGCGTGTCTTCATCAACGACATGCCGCGTTTCCGCAACGCAGTACACCAGATTAAGGTAGCAGCATGACCACTAAAAACGAACGTATCGCCGCCCTTGACCTCGCCATTGAGCGAGGGGGCGGCATCGTCAAGTTCACCAAGGCCATGGGCGTGACGCACCAAGCGATCTACGCGTGGCGCAAGCGCGGCTGGGTGCCGCCCGAGCGTGCCGTCGTGATCGAGAGCATCTTCGGCATCGACCGCGGCCTGCTCATGAACCCAAATCTCGTGCGCGCCGTCAGCGGACAAGTGGGAGACTAAAGTTGCGCTACGGTTCCGTCTGCAGCGGCATTGAGGCCGCGACTGCCGCATGGCACCACATGGGCTGGGAACCCGCCTTCTTTTCAGAGATTGAGGCTTTCCCGCGCGCGGTGCTTGAACACCACTACCCTGAAGTCCCACTGCATGGCGACTTCACAACCATTGAGAAGAACCAATATGGCCAAATCGACCTCCTCGTTGGCGGAACCCCCTGCCAATCCTTCAGCGTTGCCGGTCTCCGAGGGGGACTGGATGATGAACGTGGTAACCTCGCCCTTGAGTTTTGCCGACTTGCTCAGCGCGAGCAACCTCGCTGGATTGTCTGGGAAAACGTCCCCGGTGTCCTGTCATCGAACGGAGGACGGGACTTTGGTTCCATCCTCGGGGCGCTGGAAGACCTCGGGTACGGTCTCGCGTACCGGGTCTTGGACGCTCAGTACTTCGGAGTGGCCCAGCGACGCCGCCGTGTGTTTGTTGTCGGATATCTTGGAGACTGGCGACCTGCCGCAGCGGTTCTTTTTGAGCGCCACAGCATGTCAGGGCATCCTGCGCCGAGCCGAGAAGCGCGGAAAGAAGCTGCCAGAGCAGCTTCAGTCAGCACTCATGAGTGTGGTGGAATTGGAAGCTACAACGAAAGCGACATCAGCAGCCCTCTCCTCCGATCAGGAGCTGACAAAGGACACGGATGCGAAGCCCTCATCGCTGGAGGGGATGGACTTGCTCTGACCGAGACAGTCGGCACGCTGCGCACCCGCCGCCCGGGCGAGGGCGGCGTGCAAGGTGACTTCGACCACATCGTGCCGGTGGTCAGCCCTGCCTTGAACACGCAGAGCGGGTCGCACCACGCGCCCGACACCAAGGCCTATGTCGTTGTCCACGGTACGCAAGACCCCTGTGTCTCCACAGACACTGCTTTCGCCTTGGGCCGCAATAATGGTGGCGAAAACGCCATCGCCTACTCCATCATGCCGATGAACAGCGGCAAGGACTACAAGGCCCGCGAGACTGAGGTCGCGCAGCCGATCATGGCGGGCGGCCCAGTGGGCGGCAATCAGGGCGGCGACTATGTTGTTCAGCCAACCATCGCCATCCAAGATGTTCGCGGTACCGATAAGGCACAGAACGGCAAGGGCTGGTCTGATGAGGGGGCTAGCTACACCGTTGACACCCACGCAACGCAAGGTGTGTCAAAAACAGTTGCCGCACGCAACGATCAGGACACGGCTTCCTGTGTGGCCTTTACGGCTCGCGATTACGGCGCGGATGCTACAGAAAACTTAGCACCCACCATGCGGTCTTTGGCGAGGGGCGCGGACGGGCATCAGTCAGGGTCACATGGTTTGGCCGTGGCATTCGCACAGAACACCCGCGATGAGGTTCGTCTGATTGGCGATGATCGCGCACTGTCATTGCAGCGCAGCCAGACACAGGCAATTGCACTCCAAGATGTGCGTGGGATTAAAAAAGCGCAGAATGGGCGCGGTTGGAACGATGATGGGTCAGCATATACAGTTGACACACGGGCAACGCAAGGTGTGGCTTACCCAGTGGGCAGCAATCAGGGCGGCTTTACCAACAGCCACCAGAACGGCGGCGTGATGCCTGCAGTTGCGATCGGCTTCAACGAGGACGGCACTGCGCGGACATTGACTGCGCGTCACGACAGCAGCCCGTGTGCTGATCGCGGGCCAGATGTGGTATCGCAAACCTCTGCCGTTCGCCGCCTGACCCCTGTTGAGTGCGAGAGGCTGCAAGGGTTTCCTGACAACTTCACGGCAATCCCGTGGAAGAAGAAGGGACCAGAGCAGTGCCCCGATGGCCCGCGCTACAAGGCGCTCGGCAACAGCATGGCGGTTCCGGTCATGCGGTGGATCGGTGAGCGCATCCAGCTTGTTGATGACTTGATTTCGGTCCTATGAGCGGAGAGGACAACGACATGACAAACATCAGGGCAATTGCGCCCGCGCTACAGGCTGTTCGCGTTCCGGAGCCGCTCAGGGCATTGCCCGGCTGGCTGATCTGGCGCTATGAGCAGTTCGCAGGCGAGGCCAAGCCGCGCAAGATCCCCTACTGGGCAGACGGCACCCGTCGCCACGGCCAGCAGGGCGGCCCGCAGGATCGCGATCGGCTGTCCACCTTCGTGGCTGCGCAGGACGCGGCGATCAGGCTGGGCTTCGACGGCGTGGGCTTCGCGTCTCTGGCCGACTTTGGCTACGTCTTCCTCGACTTCGACGCCTGCGTCGACGTGCATGGCAACATGCCCAAGGAAGTCGAGGACATCGTCAACCGGACCTATGCCGAATACAGCCCGAGCGGCAAGGGCGTGCGCGCCGTGCTCAAGGGTGATCTGGGCAACCACAAGAGTTATCCAACGCCCGACCAGTACGGCTTCGAGACGTTCAGTTCCACAGGCTTCGTGACCTTCACCGGCAACATCCTGCCGATCGTTGAGGTGCTGGGGTACGAGGACCACATCGCCGACGTGGACGAAAAGACCAAGGCGCTGTGCGAGCGGCGCTTCGGTGCGTCCGCAGGGACGACCTTCGACGCGGACGACTTCATGGCCGGGCGCGAGCCGAAGGTTGGCTTGACCGTCAGCCAGATGCAGGAGCTACTGTCGCACCTCGACCCAAGCATGGGCCGCGAGCCGTGGCTGCGCGTCGGTCTGGCCCTTCATCACGAGACCGAGGGTGACGACACCGGCTTTGAGCTGTGGGACGAGTGGTCGAGTGAGGGCGAGACCTACCCGGGCACAGAGGGCCTGCGCTACCAGTGGGAAAGCTTCAGGCCGACACCGGGCAAGCGCCAAGTCACCATGGCCTCGGTGATCAAGATGGCCAAGGAGGCGGGCTACCGCCCCACTGAGGCAGGCAGCCGCGAGGAAGTGTTCGCCAAGGCCGAGGCGATCATGGCTGACCTGCCAGCGAAGAGCACAGGCCGCTTCGGCCCGGTGCCGATTTACGACCTGACCCAGCGCGAGCCGATGAGCTGGCTGATCAAGGCCGTGCTGCCCAAGGCCAAGCTTGGCATCCTGTTCGGCGCGTCAGGCAGCGGCAAGACCTTTGTCGCGCTGGACCTCGCCTTCTCAATCGCGCGGGGCAATGCGTGGCGCACGCGCAAGACGACCAAGGGGCGTGTTGTGATCATCGCCGCGGAGGGCGGCAGCGGTCTGGGCAAGCGCGCCGAGGCCTACGCACAGTTCCACGGCTTCGACCTGCGCAGCGTGCCAGACCTGCACGTCATCACCGCTGCACCCAACTTCCTCGACAGTGACGACATCTCGGAGGTGATTGCCGAGATCAAGAACCTTGGCCCGGTCGATCTGGTCGTAACCGACACGCTGGCGCAGGTCACGCCGGGTGCGAACGAAAACACGTCCGAGGACATGGGCCGCGCACTGGCCAATCTCAACCTGCTGCACGAAGCGACGGGGGCGATGAACCTCGCCGTACACCACGCGGGCAAGGATCTCACCAAGGGCTCGCGCGGCTGGTCCGGCATCAAGGCCGCCGCCGACGTGCAGATCGAGGTGCTGCGCCACGAGAACGGCGAGCGCGAGATCGTCATCGAGAAGATGAAGGACGGCGAGGACGGGCTGCGATGGGGCTTCAAGCTCGAGGTGGTTGAGCTGGGCGTAGACTACGACGGCGACAGCATCACGAGTTGCGTCGCGGTGGAGGCCGACCTGTCTAAGCCAAGCGAGGACATGGAAGACCGCAAGGGCCTGAAGCGCCGCGGGCGCATCGAGAACCACGTCCTTGAGGTCATGACGCTCTTCGGCGCAGAGAGCGTTGTCAGCGCGGTCGAGCTTATTGACAAGGCCGTCGAGGCCCTTCCGGCACCGGAAGAGGGCAAGCGCGACACGCGCCGACAGTCCGTGGTGCGCGCGATTAACGGCCTGAGCCGGGAGAAAGATGGCCCACTTAAAGTGGAAGGCGGAAAAATTATCTTCTACGAGTAAAAAAGTGCAAATAGGGGGTTGCAACGTCAGATTGAAGCTACTATATAGGGTTCATCGCAACGCATATAGGAGTTCATACAATGGCAACTGCACCCGTACTCGATTTCGTTTCCGCCGCCATCGACCAGCTCGGCTCGGTCAAGGCCCGCATCGCAGAACTCAAGGCCGAGGAAGCCCGTCTGGCTTCCCTGATCGCCGAGAGCGGTCACGATGCGTACGAGGGCAACCTCTTCCGCGCCACCGTCTCGAAGGTCGCCGACCGCCAGTCGCTGGACGTTAAGGCAGCCGAAGCCAAGCTCCGCGAGCTGGGCGTTGATGGCCGCTGGTTCAGCAAGAACCAGAAGACCAGCAAGGGGTACACGACCGTCAAGGTCGTGGCTCGCAAGGCGTAAGGAGGCAGACATGCACGGCATCCTCGCAGCAGAATACACGACGGGTACCAATCGGTACCCGCCGACCCTCTACATCAACCGCATCATCAGCGGCCACCGCTCAAACGTGATTGCGTTCAACGTAAAGAACAAGCGCGAGGCGCGCGAACTGGCCAAGCGCTACGGCGCCACGCCTTGGAACTTTTGAGGAGACACCCAATGCCTGACCGCAGCTATTACCGCCTCGAGGGCGACAAGCGTCTGATCGAGGACGCCAAGTACAATCCCAGCCGTGAACTGGCCATCGCTCTGGGCGAGCGTCTGGAGGACGTTTTGGCTGAGTTTGACGAGAAGGTCGGCGAGCAGAAAGACCGCGCCGCCGATGCAGAGCGCGATGCCAGCAAGCTTGAATACAAGATTGAGGAGATGGACGGCATCATCGCCAAACTGGAAATGGCCCTCGACTACCGGGACAACCGCATTGCCGAACTTGAAGCACAACTGAAGAAAGGAAACTGAGAGTGTACAAGATTGAGATCACCGCAGACACGCTGGCGGAGTTGTCCGGCAAGGTCATGACGCTGGCGGCCAAGCTGAACACCGGCGCGGCAACCGAGGCTCCGCGTAGGGCCGATTTTGAGGAGGTCGAACGCCTTATCGACCGTGAGCTGCCTTTCTTGGGGCGCGTTAACCCCGTCATGCCGGAGGTGGCCGAGATGGCAGCCGCCCCGGAGCCTGCGAACGAGGCCACCGAAGCACCATCGGCCCCGGATACTTCGCCGGAAAGTGGTACCCCGACATCCGGCACTGGCCCGACTGCGGAGACTGCATCCCCTACTGAGCTGAACTTCGAGACCGACGTGGCACCCTACGTGCTGCAGGTCGTGAAGGAGAAGGGTAAGCCTGCAGCGCAGGAAATCCTGAGCCAGTTTGGTGTGGAGAAAGCATCAAACCTTGACCCGGCCATGTGGCCTGAACTTGTTGAAGCACTGAAAGGAGCACTGTCATGACCTACCAGATTGTTAAGAACAAGCCGTTCCCGGGCATCAAGCGCGGCACGCGCTCGAAGTATCCCTTCAGCAAGATGAAAGTTGGAGATGCCTTCGAGGTGACCGACAAGCCCTGCAATCCAAAAGTCCGTAACGTACTGGCGTCGGCTGCACGTCAATACGCCCGGCACCACAACCCCAAGGCTGCCTTCGCGACGCGCATTGTTGATGGTAGCCTCTGGATCTGGAGGACAGCATAATGGCCCACGCCAAGCTTAGCCCATCGGGCGCGCATCGCTGGATGGCGTGCCCGGGCAGCGTGGTGCTGGAGGCTCAATACCCGGACGAGGGCAGTAGCTACGCCCGAGAGGGAAGCGCTGCGCACGAACTGGCCGCGATCGTCCTCGAGGAAGATGACGATCTGGCCGCCAACTACATCGGCAAGAAGGTCGAGTTCTTCGAGGGCGATGACCCGCTCTTGTGGGACGTGACGCAGAGCATGGCCGATCACGTCGATGACTACGTCAGGCTTGTCCGCGAGTACGCCGAGGGCGGGACGCTCATGGTCGAGCAGCGCCTTGGCATTGGCCACATCACGGGGGAGGAAGGTGCCAAGGGCACCAGCGACGTTGTGATCGTCAAGGGCGGCGAACTGATCGTCATTGACCTCAAGTTTGGCATGGGCGTGAAGGTAGACGCTGCGGACAACCCGCAGCTCCAGCTCTACGCGCTGGGTGCGCTGAACGAGTTCGACATGCTGGGGGACTTCCACACCGTCACTATGGTGGTCCACCAGCCTCGCTTGAACCACGTCAGCGAATGGTCGATCCCGGTTGCGCAGCTACGCGAGTTCGCTCTTTCCGCCGAGGCTGCAGCGAACATTACAAGGGATGCCGAAGACGTTTTGGCGCAGAACGGCAAGCTTGATTGGATGTACCTCAACCCCGGCGAGAAGCAGTGCAAGTTCTGCAAGGCCAAGTCCTCGTGCCCTGCGCTGCGTGCCGAGATCACCGAAGTGGTCGGCGGGTCTGCCGCTGCCACGATCGAGGAGTTCGCTGAGTTCACGCCGGAGACGGTCGACATGCAGACGGGTGATAACTACCTGCCGATCGCCATGTCCAAGGTCGAGCTGGTCGAGCAGTGGTGCAAGGCCGTTCGCGCCGAGGTCGAGCGTCGCCTGCTCGCCGGGCAGCCGGTAGACGGCTACAAGCTTGTCGAGGGCAAGCGCGGCTCACGCAAGTGGAGCAGCGAGGCGGACGTTGAGGCTCTCTTCAAGTCTTTCCGCCTGCGGCAAGACGAGATGTACGATTTCAGCTTGATTTCCCCGACAAAGGCGGAGAAGCTGTTCAAGGAAAACCCCAAGCGCTGGTCCAAGGTTCTCGACCTTGTCACGCAAAGCTCGGGAAAGCCGTCTGTGGCACCCGCCACCGACAAGCGGCAAGAGATTGCCGTTCAATCCGTTGCGGATGACTTCCGCGACTTACTGCAAACTGACAATTGAAGAAGTGGACAACTGAACTATGGCTACTCGCATTATGCTCAAGAACGTCGTTCTGGCTTTCCCGGCTCTGGCCGAACCGCAAGCCTTCGGTGAAGGCGACCCGGCTTATGGCGCAAAGTTCCCCATTGAACCTAACAGCGAACAGCAGAAGGCCATTGAAGCCGCAATGCTGGCCGAGGCCAAGGAGACGTGGAAGGACAAGGCAGACAGCGTTCTGAAGATGCTGGCCGAAGACAACAAGCTGGCCTTCACCAAGAAGGTCTATCGGTCAAAGAAGACTGGAGAGGCCTATCAGGGCTTCGAAGGCAAGCACTACCTGTCCGCGCGCAATGCCAAGACCCAGCCGACTGTGTTTAACCAGTATGGCGAAGAACTGGCCAGCAAGGGCGACATTGAGCGTCAGGCGTTCAGCGGTGCCGTTGTCAACGCCTCGATCGAGATCTGGGCGCAGGACAACAAGTGGGGCCGTCGCATCAACTGCTCGCTGCGCGGCGTCATGCTGACCGGCGAGGGTGAAAACTTCGGTGGGGGCTCTAGCCCAGCCAGCGCCGATGAATTTGCCTCTCTGGCCAAGGCCAAGGCCGATGCGGAGGACATCCTGTGAGCGACGCCGGGCACAACGTGACCGACGACCGCCTGCGTCTTCTGATCGAGCGCGTCGAGCGTTTGGAAGAAGAGAAGGCGGCTATCGCCGATGACATCAAGGATGTGTTCCTTGAGGCCAAGGCGGTAGGCTACGACGCCAAGATCATGAAGCAGGTGATCCGCCTGCGGAAGATGCAGCCCGACGACCGGCGTGAGATGGAAACCATCCTCGACCTGTACAAGTCGGCCCTTGGCATGGACCTACTTTAACACTATAGGAGCGGTGTGACGGGATCATTGTCCCTCTGGCAATGTCGCTAAGCCCGTCACACCCTCTATTCTGGCGAGCCGCGCGAAGGTGCGGGTGTACTCCTGCGTTGCTGATACTCCTCCGCGCGGCTCACCAGAATAGAGGGACTTATCAGCATGGCCACTCTCTGGCTCGATCTCGAAACGTACAGCACCATCCCGATCAAGAACGGCGCACACAAGTACGCCGAGGGCGCCGAGGTGCTCCTCGTTGCGTGGGCATGGGACGACGAGCCCGTGGTCGTGTGGGACTGCACAGAAGGCGTGTGGGATACCTTCGCGCACGGCTTGCAGAAGGCGGTTGATCAGGCGGAGAGCGTGGTCATCCACAACAGCGCTTTTGACCGCACGGTGTTGCGTCACTGCGGCGTAAATATACCTGTGGAAAAAGTTGATGACACCATGATCACCGCTCTGGCGCACAGTTTGCCGGGTTCTCTGGGCCAGCTCTGTGACGTTCTGGGCGTGCCGCAAGATAAGTCTAAGGACAAAGCCGGTAGACGGTATATACAGTTGTTCACGAAGCCGTGTCCGAGGAACTGGAAGATACGGCGAGCAACGAGGGAGACACACCCTGATGAGTGGAACGCCTTCATCGAATACGCCCGCCTCGATGTGGACGCAATGCGAAACATACATCGACGCCTGCCTCATTGGAACAATACACACGGTGAGCGGCACCTTTGGCGACTCGACCAGAGAATTAATGACCGTGGTGTGTCCGTCGATCTGGACTTCGCCCAATGCGCAATCGGAGCTTTTTCACGAGCTACGCGATCTCTGGCCACTCGTGCAGCCGCTCTGACGGGCGGTATTGTCTCCTCAACAACGCAGCGGCAGAAGTTCATTGACTACCTGCGCGACGTGCGCGGCTTCGAGGCCGATGACCTGACCAAGGGCACCGTGGAGGGCTTGCTCAAGGGCGAGCTTGACCCGAAGGTGCGCGAGCTGCTGGAGATCCGGCAGCAGGCCGCAGCGACCAGCCCGGCCAAGTACAAGGTGCTGATCGAGGCGACATCGCGCGACGGACGCCTGCGCGGCACGATCCAGTTCTGCGGTGCCGCGCGCACCGGGCGCGATGCGGGGCGGATATTCCAGCCGCAGAACCTGCCCCGCTCGCCTGACTGGTTCGACGGCGAGGTGCAGGAAACCACGATCGAGGCCATCAAGCACGACTGCGAAGACATCATTTATGAGAACGTCAGCGAACGCTGCGCCTTCGCGGTGCGCGGGACGCTGCTGGCCGCGCCCGGCAAGAAGCTTGTCATTGCCGACTTGTCGAACATCGAAGGCCGCGTGCTGGCGTGGCTGGCGGGTGAGGATTGGAAGATCGAAGCCTTCAAGGAATACGACAAGGGCGTTGGGCCTGACCTCTACAAGGTGACCGCCGGGCGCATCTTGAACAAAGATCCGTTCGAAGTTACCAAGACCGAGCGACAGAACCAAGGCAAGGTTCCCGAACTAGCGGGGGGCTACGGGGGCGGGCTGGGTGCGTACCGCAAGATGGGTGGAGACACCTTCAACGCCATGGACGATGACACGATCGGGGGGATCGTGCAGGCATGGCGCGCGGCGCACCCAGCCACAAAACGCCTGTGGTATGATGTCGAGGGCGCCGTTCGCTCCGCCGTCCGTGAGCCGGGTGAGAGCTTTGAAGTGCGCGCCCTGCTGCGCGTCGACACGGCCAAGGGCCCGGACAACGTGGACTACGTCCGCATCCGCCTGCCGAGCGGTCGCTACCTGTGCTACCGCAACATGCACATCACCTCCGGCGACGATGAGTTCGGCGGCAAGGTGGCGGGGCAACTCGTCTACGAGGGCGTCAACCAGTTCACGCGCAAGTGGGAGCTGCTGGAGACCTATTACGGCAAGCTGGTCGAGAACATCGTGCAGGCCATCGCCCGGGACGTGTTCATGTCCGGCATGCGCCGCGCCGAAGAGGCTGGCTATTGCGTCGTCCTGCGCGTGCATGACGAACTGGTCTGCGAAGTGCCAGACGATCCGTCATACACGCACGAGCAACTGGCCGAGATGATGGCCACGAACCCTAGCTGGTCACTTGGCCTGCCGCTGGCAGCGGCTGGCTTCGAAAGCTACCGATACAGAAAAGAATGAGCAATCTCATATGCTTACGCAATTAAACCCTTCTCTACCCCTCGACACGCCCAAGGGCGCGGGTTACGCTGTGGCCGTCATTGACTACGGTCTGGAGCATAGCCTGCTATGGGTAGTCGCGCTAAACGATACCGGCGAGATATGGTGCGTCCCGAACAGCGAGGTGAGGATGCAGAAAAACTGGTCCGCAGGACGGCGCGGGGAATGACCCCGGCAGGCAAGCTGCAGGGGCACCTGCGCAAGCTGGTGCAGGGCAGCGGGGGTCAGTACCGCAAGATCCGCTACGAGGGGCGCAGGGGCTGCCCAGACTGCCTGATATGGTGGGACTGGCCTGCCCTCGCCTTTGTCGAGATCAAGGCGGAGGGTGACCGCTACAGCAAGCTGCAGGAGCGTGAGATTGAGCGCATGCGCGCGGCGAATATCCCCGTATTCACCGCAAGGACTGCGGAGGATGTGGAAAAAATCGTTGACCTAGTTAAAAAGGGGGTTGCAACCTGACATTGCAAGTGCTATAAGGGCGCATCAGCAACGAAGGAGTAACCAAATGTCCAAGACCCAAGCAGAACTGAAGGCCATTGCCTACTCGCTGGCCGACGAGATCGAGACCCGCGCTGCGCCCCGCATCAAGGCTGGGCTGAGCCGCGAGAAGGCCCTGATGCTGACTATCATGGAGCTGGGCGGCAAGATCACGATCGTGAAAGGGTAGGACATGGCTCGGACAATTTGCTGGTTTAGCTGCGGCGCTGCCAGCGCCGTTGCTACCAAGCTGACGTTAAAAGATACGCCAGACGCTATCATTGCATACTGCGAAACCGGCGCTGAACATCTCGACAACGAGCGTTTTTTGCGCGACTGCGAAGAATGGTTTGGCAAAGAGGTTACGCGCATCCGGTCGGAGCAATACGCCTCTACTTGGGAAGTGTGGGAGAAGCGACGCTATCTGGCGGGGATTAACGGCGCGCCTTGCACCAGCGAATTGAAGTTTATTCCTAGGCTTAACTTTCAGCTTCCCAGCGACATTCATGTGTTTGGCTACACCAACGACAAAGCGGACGTGAACCGCGCCAAGCGCATGGTGGAGACATACCCGGAGATGAAGCAGCGGCACCCGTTAATAGACTACAAGCTGGATAAACGGGCTTGTTTGGCAATGGTTATGAACGCCGGAATTGAAGCGCCGGTAATGTACTCGTTGGGGTTCCAGAACAACAATTGCATCCCCTGCGTAAAGGCTACCAGCCCCTCTTACTGGGCGTTGGTTCGGAAACAATTTCCAGAGGAGTTCAAGCGTATGTCAGATTTGTCCCGCGCGCTTGGTGCGCGGCTGACGCGCATTAAAGGCGATCGCGCTTTTATTGATGAGATACCGGCAGACCAGCCCACGACCGATCCAATTGCACCGGCGTGCGATTTTCTCTGCCAGTTCGCGGAGAGCGAATTAGACTAATGACTTTCAAGCCCCACCCATATCAAGAGGAGGCCATGGCGCACCTGTACAAGGTGCGCCGCAGCGCCCTGTGGATGCCGATGGGCGGCGGCAAGACTGTCACCACCCTGACGGCCCTCGACAACCTGAGCATGGTCGAGGACGTATTCCCCGCGCTGGTACTGGCACCGCTGCGCGTCGCCCGATCGACGTGGCCCGAGGAAGTCAAGAAGTGGCCGCACCTCTCGCACCTCCGGGTCAGTGTCATCACCGGCACGCCGAAGCAGCGCGAGCGGGCGCTGGCCGAGGAGGCGGACATTTATTGCACTAACTACGACAACCTCGTGTGGCTCCGCAACGCGCTGGGCAACGAGTGGCCCTTCAAGACGGTCGTGGCGGACGAGTTCACGCGCCTGAAGTCCTTCCGCATCTGGCAGGGCGGCTCCAGAGCGCGTGCGCTTGGTCAGGTGGCCCACACCCACGTCAAGCGCTTCATCGGGCTGACTGGCACGCCCGCACCGAACGGCGTCAAGGATCTCTGGGGCCAGATATGGTTCCTCGATCAGGGCGAGCGGCTGGGGCGCACGTTCAGCGCCTTCGAGCAGCGCTGGTTCCGCAAGGGCTACGACGGCTACAGTCTCGTGCCGTATGAGCACACGCAGAAGGAGGTCGAGGACAAGCTGCGTGACATCTGCCTGACCGTTCAGGGCTTGCAGGTGGACGAGCCGATCACCAGCCCAATCTACGTTGACCTGCCGCCCGCGGCGCGCAAGGTGTACGACGAAATGGAGAAGGAGATGTTCGCCGTCATCAACGATGAGGGCGTCGAGGCGGCCAACGCGGCGGTGAGGACACAGAAGTGCTTGCAGCTTGCCAACGGCGCGCTGTACGTTGACGAGGACGGGAACTGGGAGGCCGCCCACGATGCAAAGCTGGACGCGCTGGAAAGCATCATTGAAGAGGCGAATGGTGCTCCGGTGCTGGTGGCCTACAATTTCAAGCACGATCTGGAGCGGCTACGGCGTCGTTTCCCTAAAGGCCGGGTCTTGGACGCTGACCCTGACACGATCAAACAGTGGAACGCGGGACGGATTTCGGTCTTATTCGCTCACCCTGCGTCAGCAGGCCACGGCCTCAACCTCGCCGACGGAGGAAACATCCTCGCATTCTTCGGAGTAAACTGGAACCTCGAGGAGCACATGCAGATCATCGAACGTATCGGGCCCATGCGCCAGAAGCAGGCAGGCTATGATCGCCCAGTGTTTGTTTACCCCATCCTCGCCCGCAAGACGGTCGACGGTCTGGTCATGGACAGACTGTCGTCGAAGAAGAGCGTGCAGGAAATCTTGTTGGAAGCGCTGAAGCGCCGGAAAGGAACGAAGTGACCCACACCTACATTTGCCGGACGTGCGGCATCGAACACGACACGATCCCCAAGGCCATGGCCTGTTTCGACGCGCACGAGGAGGAAGCCGTTGGCCAGTTCATCGAGGCGGCGGCGGACGAGGTACTGCTTGAAGTATCGCCGCCGGATGTCGAAGTGCCCCTCGCCGAGGCCCCTGAGCTGCTGGGCCGCGCAGCGCGTCACATGCACGACCGCTCCAATGTCTATGACAAGCCGGAGGGCGAGCGGTCTATGGGCCGCGCCGTGCAGGCCTTCAATGCCATCACCGGGCACAACCTGACCGAGAGCGAAGGCTGGCTATTGCTGCAGGTGCTCAAGGACGTGCGCCTGTTCACTCGGTCGGAGTACCATCCGGACAGCGCCGAAGATTGTATTGCTTACGCGGCGCTGAAGGCCGAGGCCAAGAGTAAGGGGCTGTGAGATGACACACGAAGACGCTGTAAACGCAGCGCTGTCCGACATGGGCCTCCCCCGCACACGGGAGAATTATCTGTACGTGTTGTTTGGTGGAGAGCCGCTGCCGGAAGAATGGGGGCCGGAGGACGAAGCGCGTAACTTGCCCGCCGACCTCCGCGCTCCGTTTACTTAACGCTGAACACGCGCTTTACCGGGCGGCCCATCAACTCCGCGATGCGGAAGCGAGCCTCGTCAGGCGAAGACGAAGTGCGCCAGATGTCGGCAACCGCATTCTTCAGCGCCTCTGTCTTGGCGTTCGACCCCCACAAGTCTCGCACACCTTCCCAAGTGATAGACTGAACTGCGTTTCCGCGCGGGATGCCTAGCTCCTTGGCCGCAAGGTTATGAGCATCGCTGATAAGGCCGTAATAGCCCTTAGACCCAGTTGGTGCGGATGTCATGCCCATACCCATGCCGCGCGTTGCGATAGTGTCGTTCGCTCCAGCCGGGAACAAACCAGTCGCGCCGGTAGAATGGGTGTCAGCGGTGATGATGTCGCCCGCCAGATTAGGGTCAGCAATGTCGTTGTAGAACGACGGCACCTTGCCCCCACCAGTCAGCGTGCCGCGAATATTCGCCATTGAAGGATCTTGCATCATCGACAGCGCGTTGGACAAGTCGCGGCTGTTGCCCCACGTCATCGCACCGAACGTGTCGCCCAGTTCTCCGGACGGTAGGATGTTTGGCACTTGCTGTTCGAACCGCGACTTGTCGGCAAGAACAATGCGCGAGTACAGATCCATCGGGTCTGTGAGTTCACCAAAGTCGCTACGAGCGATGCGGTCCACGTAATCAAGTCCGCGACGTACCGGGGCGAGTTGCTTTGTTGGATCGGAAAGCGACGTCTGCTGCGCAAGGAAGGCGCGCAAACCAGAAGGATCGACGGCGAAGTCATCCCCCATCATTTGCGACATGCGGTCGATACGGGCCACGTTTACAGGCCACGGGGTTTGCGGAGAGGTGGCGGCAAGACCAGCCCACCCTGCTTCTGGCGCTTTATTGATGCGCGCGGCGAAGTCACGACCAAGCCGGTTTGCTGTCGGATACCATTCCATGGACGCAGTGGCAGTTTCCGGGTCCATTAAGTCTTCAGCGATGAACTTCAGGTTGTCAGCACCTCGGCGAACACCTTCCTCGTAAATCGCGTCCGGAGACATCCCCTTCATGTCAGCCATGAAAGGCTCATCGGTCAGCAAATCCATAGAGCGGGCGAACGCCTTGGGGTTCAGCTTCATGCCTTCGCCGGTCTGCGTAAGCAGCACTTCGTCCGGGTTCCCAAAAACAGCAAAGTTCTTTTCGTTCGGGCGGCGCGTACTAATCAAGCTGGTGCCTTCCAGCGGCATAGCCCCGAGGTTGCTAACTTCAGGTGTCGGTTTAGCCGCGAGGCTTGATTGTTCTTTTTTCTTGGCGGGGGCCTTTGCTTTTGACTTGGGCGCCGATGTTTCCGGCGCAGTTGCTGCGGGCTTCCCGCCCGTTGGTTTAGCAGCCAGCGGCTTGGCCTGTTCGACCTTGGGCGTGCGCTTCTCACTACGCTGCGCCGTTCGGGTGACCTTGCCCCCGAGGGCGGGTATGTCGAGGCCGGTGGCGTCCTCCACACCTCGCACAAAGACTTCAAGCTTGTTTGGTCTCTTTGCCACTACTTTGCCCTCTTCACTGCAAGGCCACCCCGACGCATAGCGGGCAGACCGCCAACCACATCTTCCTCGTTCACGATCTCGCCGTTCTCGTCAATGTAGCGGCGCACACCGTCTGTGTTCTTTGCGGCCAAGGATTTCTTTGCCTTCTTGTCCTTCAAGTATCGGCGCGTACCTGAGAGGCCCTCGGTGGCAGCACGAAAGCCGAGGGATGTGACGGCGTTCGCCAGTGCGTCGTCGCGAATTTTCTGCAAGATGTCGGACGGCGTGTCAGCCTGCCCGGCGCTGTACATCGCGCCATTGAGCACCTCGTCGCCAACGCCGACAGCTAGGCGCCCCGGCATCGAGCCTGTGGCCGCCGTCAGCACGTTGGGGGCGTAGCGCTTCAATAGCGCTTCGAGGGGTGCGTCCAGCGCACGGGCCGCTCTAGCCACGCGCATGCCGCTGGCAGCCGCCGCGCCCTGACCACCCGGAACAAAGGAACCGACGATCCCGGGAACAAGCGATCCGCCTATAAGCGCGCCCATTGCCATTTTGGGGTTTTCTTCCGCCCATTCCTGTGTGCGGCGTTCGATGTCCTCCTTCAGGTTGCGGTACGCGCCCTGTCGGAGGAGGTACGCGCGCAGCGCCGCCTCCGCCTCGTCGGTCGTACCGAAGGACAGGCCCTGCCCCGTTTGGCGGAGGAGGTTGGCTAGGTAGTCAGGCACTTACCTTAGCTCCCGTAGTACGGCGTCACAGCCTTTGCCTTTTCAGCAATTTGCTGCTTGACCACTTCCGCCGGAATTGTTTCACCCATGCGAGTGGTAACGCTGCCGTCGGGATTTAGCTTGGAGCCGCTACCGTACACCATGTCGAGCACAACGCCTTGCGACAGCGGTTGCGGTGCCACGTAGTACTCCTCGGGGCGATCACCCTCGGCCATAACATTTACCGCCCCAAGGCCGCCAGCATAGGTGCCAAGTGCGCGCGGTGCCTGAGCGCTCTGCGCATAGTCAGCAACACTCTGCTGCGCTTTCTGCAGCGTTGACAGCGCGCCTTCTGGCTCAAGGTTCATAAGCATCGGAGCAAGCTCCTTGGCGCGTGCGCCAGCACGGTACGGAGCGCCCAAACCAAAGGTGTCGGCCAGCCAACCGCGAACGCCCGGTTGCGCGGCGGCGTTGCGAACCAGATTGGCCGCGCTGAGTACGGGCGAGCCGGTGAGCAGCGTATCGCCGATTGCGCCCAGCAGATTGGCGCCGGTCAAGCCAGCTTCAGCCTCCGCTCGGCTTGCGGCTGGGATGGACGGCTTTACGACTTGCTCGGTCGCCAGCATGCGGCCTTCCAGCTCAGCACTCTTGGCAAAGTCCGCCGCATTGGGAGCAATCAGGTTCAGCTTCTGCTGCTGACGCTTTGTCCCCAGCAGCACGCCATACGGGTCGGTGTTCGCGCTGCGAGCGTTGTCAACAGCCGTGCGCTGCGCGGTGGCGAAGCCGCGCTGGTAGCTTTCCAACGCCCTCGCCTTGAGCGCCGCCTGTTCCGGCGTTCCTTCTGGCATGGCGTTGATCCGCGCCAGTGTGCGCTCAACGTCGGCTGGCGGCGTATTCGGGTCAAGAGCCTTAACCCCTTGCGCCAAATAGTCGCGCGGCGCGATGTACTGCGACCAAGCCGACTTGGCCGATGCGTAATCCGGGTTCAGGTAATCGAGCCGCTTGTCGAAGCGCCGCAGGAAGTTCTGCGCGTTGTCAACAGCTGGGTTCTTCGTGTCGAGGGTCAGAGTTACCGGATCGCGGTACTGATCAACTTCGCGCTGCAGACCTTTCCGAATGTAGTGCAGGGTCTCCCACGACGGCTTCTGGACGAGTTTAACGATGCCTTGATCATCGAGATCAAAGCCCAGCGCCTTAGGGTCTACGCCACGGCTTTCAGCATACACGTATGCTTGCTGGAGGCCTTTGCGCCCAAGCGTGGTGTCGAGCAACGCGTCGATCTTTTCATCAACCGGAGCGGGGCGGGACAGCGCCTTTTCGTAAAGCGGAGCGGCGGCGTAGTCGGCGGCACGCTCAATTTCAGCCTGCGCAGTCCGCAGGTCGTCATATGGCTGCCCGACAAACTTGGTAATGCTTTCCTTCAAGCGGTCAATCCGGTTCGCCGCACGCTCGCCAAGGGCCGCTTCAGCCTCACCAGCTATGTCCTGCGAGCGGCGCGTTGTCTGTCTCCCAAGGGTCTGAGCCGGAGTTGACACGTCAACAAGGCCCATAGGCAGCTCAAGCCGTGCAGCCTCGCTAAGGCGCTGTTCGATCTCGTCCATCGGACCAAGTTTGCCAGAAATGGTAGTTTCGCCGTAAGTCGGCTTAGGGGCCAATTTCGGGCCGTACTTGCTGGACAGCGCGGACAAGCCGCGCCCCGTGGCTTCAAGCGCAGGGGCGAGTGCGTACCGGCCCGCCATGCTGCCGAGCGTTGACACGCCTGCGCCAGTGATAGCACCGAGCAATGGGTTATCTGGGCTTTCACCGGCGCCGGTCGTGGCTCCGTATCCAAGGTCGGCCAAGAATGCTGCGCGGGTCGGCGCAAGACCCGCCTTCATCAACCCACCCGTAAGGCCGATTGATGTCGGAATTGATCCAGCAAAGGTTCCGGCAAAGGAAGCCCCGGGCGAAGCCTCGCTGTAAATGTCCATTGAGCGCTGTTGACGCTCAGCGGCTGCCGGGTCAAAAATGCTGGTAATGTTCGGACCTTGACTAGCCAGCAACGCGTTCCCGGTCTTAGCGAGAAACGCATTGACAGGGTCATTCAGCGCCCTGACCTCTGCCATCTTCTCCGGCGTAATCGGCGTCTCCGCCGGAACAATCAACGCACCGCTGGGCCCGCGCCCGCCTTGCCGCAGATAATTGTCGCGGTATTCAATGACGGGGCGAAGCTTGGCGCTGTCAAGCGGCGGCATGCGCAACGCCTTAGCAAGGTCTTGAAGCTTCTGCTCATCCGCACCCTCGTCCAACGCTTGTTGGAGGATAGCTGCGTTTTTGCGATCAAGGTCCGACACGCCAAGGCCGGTCTCTTCCGGCACAGTCTTGTATTCGGGCTCGTTGATGCGTCCCGGCAAGGGGGCTGAACGATCCACGCCCGGCTCTGGCATAACAGTCAGTCCGGAAGGCGCGCTAAGCGATGGGAGTGCTGCCGGTTGTTCAGCGGGCGCCCCCTCTGGCGCCAGTTCTTGGGGCACGTCAAGGAACGTGCCTACTTCGCGAACCCCGATATTCCGTCGCTCTTCTTCAGGCAGCGCGAGGTAGTCGCGGGCGCTTTTCGCGTTTGGTTCTACCCAATTGATGGGGGCGAACCCCATGGATTTTGCTTTGGCGTCCAAACGGCGGCGCAGGTTGTAGAGCTTCCCAAGATATGTGTAATCAAAGTCAGTCGTCGAGGGCTGGTTAGCGGCGACAAAACGCTCCGCGTCCTTGTCCGATTGTGCGCCTGCGCCCGGAACCTTGAACACAGACAGGCCGACATCTGCAAGACCTGCTCCGGTCGCGTTGATCGCGCCTTTCTCTTGCGATGGAAGATACTCAAGCGTAGACTTGATAAGGCCGCGACCAGACAGCGTCTGGTTGAACTGACGGGTCAGCAGGTTGATCGTGTTGATCGCGGCCTGCATGTTGCTGACAGTCGTGTCGAATGCAGCTTTTTCAGCCGAGGGCGGCTTGGGCTTACCGGCTTCGCGAGCTTCGATTTCGGCCTTAGTGGCCTTGGCTTCTGCTTCACGCTTTTCTGCGGGCAGAAGTTCGAGTGTCCGCTTAGTGCTGGCGCGAGATTGGCCAGACGATGCGCCGCTCTGCTCAATATCAGCACCGACTTTACGCTCCTGCGGGGTTCGCCCGGAAGCCGCTTGTACGTCCGCTGCCCACCATTCGTTCTGTGCCATGATGACCTCTTACTTGACTTTAGGGACGATTTGACCAGCTTGCGGGCCAGCAGGGACAACGTAAAACTCGCCAACAGGGATAGCATCATAATCCGCTTTAGTCACGGGGCGATGCACAAACTTAGGCACCTCGACTGGCTTGCCGGTCAAAGGATTGATCTGGTAGCTGGGAGCGCGAGCTTTTGCCGCGGCTGCCTCCGCTTGTGCTTCTTTAATTTTCGCTTCTTCTTCAGCCTTGGCGATGTTGTAGCGCATCTTGAGCGAGGTTTCGTAATCGTCGGACATGCCCTTGTCGTAGGCGTTCCTCAGTTCCATCTCCGCCAATGCACGCTTCCGCTGGGCGTCTTGTTGCGTCTTCGCAACGTCACCCAGCGCAGAGCTGACGTTCGCCACGGTGCCTGCAAAGCCGCGGTAGGGCTTCGGGCTGAGAAGAGCTTTGGACAGCGCAAAGAGTTGCTGCGACAGGTTAGGACCGCCGTATGCCTGCGCGATATACTCGCGCCCCTTGGCGAGGGCGGCCTCGCGTTCGCTTTGCCGCCTAGCAGGGTAGTCGAGTATTTCTTGCCGAACTCCCGCGAAGCCGCCAAGCGGGGACGGCGTTTGCGCGTTGTTGCCGGAAGCGACCGTGGACAAGGGTCCAGCAGACGGCTGCCCAGAACTCGGGGGCAACTCAGCGCCGGGGAGAGAAAAGGTTCTCTCCGCTGCGTCCACTTCGTAACCGTTTTCTTGCGCCCACTGCATGGCCGCAGGAACGCTGCCCAATTTCTGCGCAACGGCGTTGAGTTCCTTAGTGCTGATGTATTTTGGCATCTAGCGCTTCCTTATCATATACCAAGGAGTTTACCGAGGGCGTTGGTGCTATTGGCTTGCGCCAGAATACCAGCCGCACCGGACAGCGCGCCGCCGATGGTCTCCGCCGTACTCGGCTGGTACGTGGCGGTGTTGCCCGTGGGCACGATGCCTTCTTCGGTCACGGCCTTGGGGACGCCGCCCACAACGCCTTGGAACGTAGCCAGCGCGTTGTTGATCTGTTCTTGGTTGTAACCCTGCTGACGGAGGAAGTCGCCGTATGCCACGTCGAGGTTCTTCTGCGCCTGACCCTGTTGGAGGCTGCCCATCTGCTGCAGCGCGCCCGCGCCCGTGAGGCCGAGGCTTTGGGCCTGCCCGCCCAACCCGGCGAGCTGTCCAGCAGCCGCAAGCTGGCGGCTGATGTCTGCGCCGCCGAGCGCACCAATTTGCGAGCCGATGTCGGCCAGAGCGCTCTGCTGCGCCGTTGTAAGGTTGCCGCCGATCTGGCCAAGGGCGCCAAGCTGCTGGCCTGCCTGAGCGAGGGCCTGCTGCTGAGCGGTGCCGAGTTGACCGCGCTGCGCCCCAATGTTGGCCAAGGCCTGCTGTTGGGCCTGCGTAAGCTGGCCAAGCTGAGTGCCCATGCCCGCCTGCTGCTGCGCCGCCTCGAGCAGTGCCTGCTGCTGCGCTGTGCCAAGCTGGCCAGTCGTGGCGGCAAGCTGAGCCTGACGGGCGAGGTCGGCCTGAGCCGTGGCCTGCGCCTGCGTGTAGCCCTGCGAGAGGAGCTGTGCCTGCTGCGCGCGCACGTTCTCGTCAACATCGCGCAAGGCGCGTGCCGTGTCGGTCATCATGCCGGACGGCGTGCTGACGCCACCCCCGCGGGGGCCAAAGCCAAGCTGACCGGCGCGAACATAACGCCCCTCGATCTCGGGAAGCAGTTTTTCGCGCAGGGCGCGTGCGCCCATCTCACCTGCCCGATCAACCACCTGCGAGATGTAGGGGTTCATATACTGCGACACGTCAGTCGTAAGCTGACCGGCCTGCGAGAGCAGTGGCTGCGCAGCGCTGAGACCGCCAGCCGCAGTGCCTTGCGCCATGGTGCCAAGGGCCTGCTGGTAGGACGGCGCGGCGGCGGCCACGCTATTAAGTTTCTCGGCGGTGGAGAGCGTCGGCTCTGCGGCCTGCATGCCAAGGGCTTGCGTGCTCTGCTGCGCCAGTTGCTGGCCCTGCTGGAGGTAAGGCTGGGCGGCGCCCAGACCTGACATGCCTGCCGCCTGACTGAAATAGGGCTGCGCCGCGCCGAGGGCGTTCTGCCCCATGATGTTCTGCGTTGCCGTAGTCGCCGTGCCAAGGGCGGGCTGATAGGCCGTTGCGGCGGCGGGCACTGCGCCGAAGGCTTGCTGCTGCAGGGGCGAGAACTCGGCAACGCGCGGGCCCTGATACGCCGTGTAAGGCGTAGCCATCTGCGCCTGCTGGTTCGACAGCAATTGCATGGCGTAGTTGGTGTACCAGTCAGGCAGCACCGTCTGGCTGGTCAGCGACTTATACGCCATCTGCGCCGGGATCTGCCCATCGGCCAAGAAGGAGGAAATATCAGCCATTACTTACGACCTTTCAGGTACTGCTCGGGCTTTTTTGCGTTGGCGCTAAACTCGCCCTTGGCCATGTGCCGCCCCTTGTGCTTACGCACGTTAACACGAAACTGGTCAAGAGCCTCGGCCCCTGCCTTGCTTGATCCGTTGCCAAGCATGGCAACCGTTTCCGCATCTATAACATATTCTCCGTCCGACAACATGGCGGGGATTTTGTCGTCCCGCCCGTCACCCGGGCCGCCGACTGCGTAGCCCTGCGTGGACTGCCCCAGACCGCCCCCAGCCATGCCGCCTTCGGCATACTTGGGTGACGCATCGACAACGCGCTGCAGGTCCGCGAGGCGGCTGTTGTAGTCGGCGAGGAGGGTGTTCCTGACTTCCGGATTGGTGGTCTCGGCGATGTGGCCACGCAGGTATTCAAGGTAGTCAAGCTTGGCCTGCAGGTCGCGCCCGGCGTACTGCGGGTCGCCCGTGATGAACGAGGGGGTAGCATTCGCGCCGAACATGTTGGCATACTCGGTGCGGTACTGATCCATGTAGGGCTTGAACTCGGAAAACGGTTCCGGATTGCGCGTGTTGGCGAGGTACGACCCAGCCGCCACGCGGCGCAGCATGTCCGCCGGAACGCCGTATTCCGTCATGTACTTCTGGTTCATCGCGTCCAGCGCGCCTACGCGGTTCTGGAGTTCTGCCAGTAGCGCCGGGTCAATCGCCTGCGCCTCGGGCAGCGTACCAGCCTGCGTCATGGCGGCGATTTCAGCCTGCCGCCTAGCCCAAGCGTTTGCTGCCTGCTTGTCAAAGGCTTCCAACTCAGCGGCGGAGAAGCCGCTGCTGGGGCTGATGTCTGCGGCGGTAGAGGCTGGCGCGTTCGATGTACCCAAGGACGCGGCGGCGCCAAGGCCGGACATTCCGGCGCCAGAAACTGTCGGAGTGGAAGCAACTGGGGTGGATGCTGCCGGAGCGGTAACATTCTGCAGCGCGCCAGTAGTGCGACCGGCACCCTCGCCGTAGCCCGTGTAGGCGTTGCTGAGGTTCGCCGCGCCTTGCGGCACGTTGCTGAAGAAGCTTTGCTCGGGGCCGTAGCCGTAGCGATACCAATCCGTCCCCGCCATTGAGCGGGGCGCAGCCTGCTGCAGGTTCGACGTGGGAAGCTGGGCGCTGAAGATCGGGTTTAGCGGGCCGCGCATACCAGCAAGGCCGCTCAGCCCGCTGCTGCTTCCCTTGCCGCCCAGACCGCCGAGGGTGCTGGCTGCCAAGCCAGCGAGGCGGAGATAGTCGGACGTGGTAAGACCTTTCTTCGTGTCGGTCGTTGTGGGTTGCGTTACGCCCGTGTTTACCAATGTTGGGGCTACTCCCCCAACCACAGACGCAAGCGTCTCGTTGAACGAGGGCGGCTTGTATTTGTTGCTGACAACGATTTCGTTCGGGTTGGTGGTAGCGGGGGCGGGTGCCGTAGGCACTACGGGGACCGAGATGCCCGCGTTTACCGGCTTATTTTTACCACTTGAGACCTCGACAAGATTCTCATTGGGGTAGTACGTTCCGGCTCCCGGAACCGTTCCCGCTATGCCTCCGGCAAGGCCCCCTGCAGCCGATGCCGGATTGGAAATCGGGGCGCCGTACACTGTGGTGGGGGCGCCGAACGTCTCGTCAAATTGCTCTTCAAGGGAGGGCCCTTGGTTGTATATCTGATCGCCGTAGTTGACACCGCTTAGCGCACCTGAAGCCGCGCCGAGGGCACCGCTCAAGAAGCTAGTCGGGATATTGCTGACGCCTTTGCTACCGATAACCTGAATAAGATTACCGCCAGCAGTAGGAGCGCCTGCAGCGCCGCCGAAACCGCCAGCAGCGCCGCCAACGTTGCTAAGTGATCCAGATGCGATTTGGTTAGCAAGAGTAGGGTTGACACCCAAACCGGAAAGCAAGTCGGCAGTGTCAATAGCCCGCGCTTCAAGATCTCCAACGTTAGGAGTTTTGCCGCCACCCAAAAGGCCCGTCATTGCTGCGCTAGACAGGCCAGCCATCGCGCCGGATTTAAGGGCATCAGCAAGACTTGCGCCTGTAGCCAGATTAGCGGCGGCGTTTACACCCCCCGCAGCAAGGCCCGCACCAAGCGGCGTTGCTGCCGCCCCAACAGCGCCCGGAGCGACAGTGCCCGCACCTTGGATGTAGGGGCCGAGGAGGCCACCGCCCATCGCGGTTGCACCTGCGATCAGCACGTTCTTCAGGGTGTCGTCTTTCGGTGACCGCCCAAAAAGCTGCGCACCGGGCGTCACATCACCTTGGTACAATTTCCAGCCGCCGGGAGCTTGCTTATCTGCCGCAGAAATCAGGGACTGCATTTCTTCGGGGGTAGCTGCCGAGCCGATTACATTGTTTTTATAGTCGGTCAGAGCGTACGTCTGTCCCGGCTGGAACACCACAGGAGCCGCATTCCTGTAAGTAAAACCGCCTTGTTCGTCCGGCACGCCTATTTTGGCTCCGGTGTCGAAGCGGTAAACCATGTTGGGGTCGTACGCCGCGCCCGGGTCCGAAAGAAGGTTCAGGTCTCTGGTGTTAACCATGCCGATGTTCCAGTCGCCTAGGTCGAGTGGAGCATACTCAGTAACCGCCTGCACCGGCTGTTCAGTCGGCAAGCGCTGGACGCCCGATGTCAGGTCGTTTGTGAAACCGGGAATGTAGTATTCGTCCATCAGCCTACGCCTTCGAGCATCGGATACGCACGTATAGCCCAATCGCGCCAGTTTGAAAACTGGTACGGATCAGGTACAACCTGCTTTGCAAAAGAGGGCGACCGGAGGAAGCCCACCGCGAAACCTTGCCACTTAGCCTCCTCGGGAGGCTTGCCAAACGACCAAGCGTCGCCAACGGCCAGAATAACCGAAGAGGCCCAGTCTTGCCAAGTCATGCCGATCGGGTTGATCATCCGCCCAACACGGTTGCGTCACCCGGCTGCAAGTGCGCCAGTATGAGGCCCATCTGATAGTCGCCGCCGATGCAATTGCTCTCAAAGCGGAAGCGCAATTCGCGGCGCTGTTCCTTGAAGAACACGACCTGCTCCTGCGGCGTCTGAGGCTCTTCGACAATTGTCTTGACTTCTCCGGCGATTTCCTGAGCGCGGGCGTTGGCGCGGCCCATGGCCTGAACCGTAAGCGGCCCTGACTGGACGAAGTCGGGCTCCATCATCAGAACCTGCAGGGCGTTATTTTGCTGCGCCTGCACAGGAAGCGACAAGTCAGCCGTCTCGAAGTAGGACTGGATCGGATTAAGGGTCAGGCCGTCAATCTCATCCGTGCCGATTTCATGCACCCAGAACTTGTAGCGAATGGCGTTGCTGTCCTCGGTCACGCGAACGTCCACGCCGTTTTCGTCTACGCGGGTGTATGCGCTGTCTTCGGTGATGCGGTCATCTTCAGGAAGAAGGTAAGGCTCGCAGCCAGCCATGAGGGGTCGGCGGAAGACTGCCGGGAACAGGCCCGCGCTGCGCCCACCGTTAGGCAGGGCGGTGTCGTACCACGTATCTTCACGAGTGTTGTAGATAACTGCGTGGTTCGGCTCAAGGCTGTCGCCCTTCGGGAAGCACCACCAGATTTCGCCGAAGCGCGGCACCTTGAAGGCGAACACTTTCTGCCGCTGCGCGTAATTCAGATTGTCAAAGAAAAAGTTCAGGTTGAGGTTGTTCGGCACCTCTCGCACGACACCATTGAACATCAGGAAGCGGTCTGTGCCGACCCAGTAGAACACGCCGTCGTACTCGATAACGCTCTGGGCCGACAGTATAGATGTCTGCGCCGAGATCGTGTCAAAGGCGAAGGCTGTCGTCGTTGGGTCGCCCGTGTACGTCATGCGGATCAGGCTGTCCGCCGACCAGAGGAGGCCTGACGGGCTGCTGCCCGGGCCGCCGCGCAGGGGCATACCGCGCACGATCTTCTGCCCGGTGACATAGGCAAAGCCAGCGCCGCTGCCCGTGTAGTCCGTTGGATCTCCCGGCACCGACCACATGACGAAGCCGTCACTGCCGAAGGCCACAGTGTATGGGTGCAGCGAGACGACACCCCCCGTGACGCTGTAGCCGGACGGGAAGTTGGTGATTTCGGTGAGCGGCGCGGTGCCGAATGCGTCGCCGTAGAAGAGCTGCCCGTCATTGCTGTTGCAGATGCAGTTGAGGTTTGGGGCTACCTGCGCAACGAGTTGGAGGCCGCTGCCCGTAGATGTCTCAACGTCAAACTGCCACAGATTGGCGTCGCTCTGGATCAGCGTGTTAGGCGTGCGGTCGGTGATGACACTCGTGTTCAGGTTGCCGTCAATATAGAAGCGCTCAAGGGCATTGGCCGACCCGGCGTGGACATAAGTAAGCTGGTCAAGCGTGTACTCATGCAGGGTGCGAGCTACGCCCAGCAAGTACTTGTTGATCGAGCGATACCCGCCGATTTTACGCGGCAGACCGCGCTGAAAGCGCACCCACTGCCCGTCAACGTAGGCGTCGCCTTCAAACTTGGTTCCGTCCCGCTTGATGCCGGGCGCGGAACGGATTTGGACGATGTTCTCGGCCATTAGAAGGTTCCGCCATTGACGCCATTTGCTGTTCCGGTGCCGCCGTTAGCACTCGGTAATATGCCAGACACGTGAGTAGTCAGGGCCACCTTGCCCCACGCCGGGGCAACACCTACGCCGCCCGAGAGGAGGGCGTTGCCCACGGCCACGTCACTTAACTTGGCTAGTGTGGTCGTGCTGTTCGCGTAGAGCAGATCGCCGATCGCGTAGCTAGTGATGCCAGTGCCGCCATCGCCAACCCCCAGAGGCAGCGAGATAGCCGCCGTATCTGCGTCGATTACGTTGGTTCCGTTGCAGTAATAGATGCCGCGAGAACCCTGTGGGACGAGGACCGGAGTGCCGCTGGCAGTACGTATATACAGGCTGTATGCACCGCTCGTGGCGTTATCGACCCAGTACTGCTGCACCGTTGTGGGGACAATGATGTACTGATCCGAAGTCAGCGTGCCAACGAACTTGTAGGCAATTCGGTTCAGTTCCGAACCGGCCAGCGTGTAGTTCCCGCCGGTGACCGTGATCGACGTGAAGTCAAAGGCGAAGACCGCCTCCTGCCCGAGGCCTAGCGTGAACCACTCAAGGCCGTCGGTGATCAGGCTAGTGCTTTCGCCGGGGCGGAGGATAAGCGTGGCCGTGTCATCGACCGTCTGGCTGCCCGCCGGGTCGATAGTCAGGTCGCCGCCGCCGCTGTTGCGGACGGAGACAAAGAAGTTATTCCCAACGGTGACCGTGCTGGGCAGATTGACCGTGCCCGTTCCGGTGCCCGTCCAGACCAGCACTTGAGCGCGATCGGTGTCTAGCACCGTGCGCGGGCTGGTGTTGAAGGTTACAACCGGCGTGGACTGCGACAGCGTGTTAGACGTGACAGTCAGGCCGTAACCGGCCAGCGCCGACGCCTGCACGGTGGCCGTCGAGGCACCGTAGCGGAAGACGCGCCACGTGCCCGCGGCTGTCGTGGTGGCGGCGAGGTACAACTGCCACTGCTCGCCCACGCCAACGGTGGCGATAGTGTTACCCGCAAAGTCCTTGATCGTGAAGGCGCTGGAGCTTGCAACGAGGTTGTTGAACAGGATCGTCTGCCCAGCGCCCGTCTGCGTGGCGTCCGGCATGATAACCGAGAAGGCGCCCGTGGCCGTTACGTCAATGATGCGCGCGGCGGGAGGCGTGTCCCCGGAGTTCTCCAGCGGCCACTCAAGGGGCGTGTCAACATCCAGCGTCAGCGACAGATACGACACGTCCGAAGGGTAGATAGTGCCCCCGCCGAATACGTTGGTGTAGCTCATGCTTCTTTCCTTACAGCGGAGCGATCAAGGATTTTTGCCAAGTCCTCGCCGTTGAGCATCGCAGCGGCGCGGTCGTAATACTGCTGCCACGTGCCGATGCGCTCGTCATTCTTGAGGAAGGGCGTGGCCTCCAGCAGCGTGCCGTACAGCAAGAGCTGAGGCGCGTACTCGGTCAGCCAGTTGGTCTGGACGCTGTCATCAAGCAGCGGAGGCAGCTCGTAATACAGCACCTCAAATGGATACGCCTCGTCCGGCGTCGGCGCGAACAGCCAGTTGTCGTAGTTGTAATCGGCGTAAAACAGCGGCGTATCGGTTTCGCTCTCATTCGGCCAATACGAGCGGCAGTACTCGTAATCGCGGGTGTAGAGCGTTGTGCGGTTAGCGTTTCCGGCACCCGTGCCAATGTTGATCGAGACGGTGTCGCGCCAGCGATCAGGCTTGGCGTACACGGACTGACCCGGCACCATGGTGTCGGTCACTACGGCGATGAAGCCCTGAACCTTCAGTTCGCGGGCAATGCGCCGCTCCGCCAGATTGATCAGGCGCGGGATCTGCTCATAGACGATGGGGTCAGCCGCAAGCGTCGCGCCGCGCTCAAGGTAGCGCTGCACGTCCTGCTTTAGCGTCTCGAATGTCATCGTCGTGGCCATATGGAACCTCTATATCACTTTTCAGCCGCCTGCACAGCACCCCGCCACGCATCAAGCGTAGCGCGGTGTTTTGCAGCGCACAGCCCGTAGGCATACACTATATCAGCCTCCCACTGGACCCGCGCCGGGTCAATCAGCGGTTCTGGCACCCCCGGAAGCGGCGCGCACGGCTGTGCGAGGTTCGCCGGAGGCAGCGGCATTGGCGTTGACACGCGCGTCGTCGAGCAGCCGGACACCAGCATCAGGAACGGCGCAATCAGCAGGTACTTCGACATTGCGGTACACCTCACGAATGGTGTTTCTGGTTTTGACTTCGAGCGGCTGCATGCCAGCCGCAAGGTTTTCAAAGAGGGCAGATGACTTGCTGACGGCAGCCACGGCAGCGTCTTGCGCCTTGGCAGCGGCCTCAACGGCCTTGAGAGCGTCCGCGTCGGCCTTCCAATCGCGGATACCCCAGCCCGTGATCACTCCGACTAGCAGCGCGCCCCCGGCGGCGTAGAACATCAACGGATTAAGCATTGTCCGACACTCCCTTGATCTTTCCCCACTCGCGCACCGCGAAGGCTCCGGCGATAGCGGTGACTAGGAGAGACAGGCCGGTGAGATCCGTGCTTGGCATCTCGTCGTGCTTGAACAGGCGGTAGAGAGGCACGATCACGCCATGTACAGCCATGGTGCCTGCGATCCAGACACAGGTCACCGGGCGCCACCACTTGCGGATGACGCACAGGGCGACTTTCTCGCCCGCAAGGAGACGTTCCTTTAGGGTCATGCCTCGTTCGTCGATACGACGCCCCCTGCCCGGCGCACGGGACCGCCAACGACCGGCACGTCCTTCGGCCAGCGAATTGCGATGCAGCGAGCCTTGGCCAGCTTCATGATGTTTACGGCGTTCCCTTGGTTGCCGCCCAACACGTAGAAATAGGTGTTATCCTCGCCAACGTAGAAGCCAACGTGCCCGCCGCCCTGCCGCGCAAAGACGAGGACGGCACCGGGCGCAACGTGTGTGCTGCGCAGATTGGAGCCCCAGTCAGCCCACGCCTTGGCGCGCATCCAGTCCTTGGGCAGCGGCAGGTTCGCCTGACGCATGCAGTGCGCCACGAAGACGCCGCACCACGGGGTCTCGTCGTCCCGCCACCACGCCTTGAGGCGCTCCAGCCAGCCGAGGATTACGGCGTTGTGACGCGCGCCGGGGACTTCTTTAAGCCCAACGTGCTTGCGTGCCTCAACTAACCATGCTGGCTCAGTCACCGCCTTCTCCCTAAAGGCCAGCCGACTTGGCAATGAGGACTGCGCCTGCTCCGGCGAGGCCCACAAGCCCGCGATCCACCCACTTAGCGACTTCAGTGTATTGAGGCCTTTGCTCGGCATAGGTCTTCTCCATGGCGGTCAGGCGATCCTCGATCTTGCCGATAGCCTTGAAGGCACGCTCCAACGCCTCTGCGGTCTGCGCCTGACGCTCCTCAACGAGGGCCAGCTTCGTGATGGCTTCGGACAACTTGTTAAGCGCGGATTTCACCTCCGTGACATCCGTATGAAGTGCTTCAAGTTTGACCGTGAGTACATTGTCAATCACCGCTACCGCCCCTACTTCAGGTTACGCAATTTGTAGATCGTTGACAGGTACACATCGGTGACGCCGTCGATCAGGTTAGCAACGGCACGATTGCCCTTGCAGATTTCTTCGTGGTGCTCTTCGATCCACTCGGCATCACCCTCCAGTACGGACAGCACTTCGCTGCCAGCCTTGGGCGCGGGGATGTTGCCGATCAGGTCAAACGCGCCCTGATACGCCTCGACAAGTCGGTCGATGGCGTCGATCACATCATCATAGAAACTGCCCAGCGCCTGATGCTTGGCATAGCTGCCGGTACCTGTGGCGCGCCAATGCTCAAAGTGCGCGAGGTTGCGGGCGTAGAAGACCCGGCTGATCAGTTGCTCGATCACAGGTCGATCCTTTCAGTCACAACGATCGCAGACGGAACGGCAGGGGCGATAGCCCCGGCTGCCGTGTGCTCAAGAGTTACGGCCACGTTTTCCGGCAGCCACATGACCTCAATGTATTGCCCCGCCGTTACGGTAACGTAAAACACAGATGAGAAAAATGCGTTTCCGCCATCGCCTGCCTTGGGGACAGTTATCTTGGTCGCAGAGGCGGCGATTGCTGTGCCTTGCTTAGCAAGCCATACGGTCGCGTCGTGGTCGGAGGCATCGCTGTTTGCAAACTGCAGGCTCGGAGAGATCATGTACGTTCCGGCTTCCGCATACGTGATGCGGGTGAGCGCCGAGCCATTTGTGACGACCGTTACACCCTTGGTGTTGATGTCATTGGTGCCAAACTTGACAGCCGTGGCCGCGCTGACACTTCCGGTCTGGTCCGTGACATCGTAAAACGCACCGTACTTGGTCCCCGCGTAGGCAATGTCCTCGCTGGCGGTATTGACGCTGTTGTAGACGCCGCCGGATAGCTGGGAGACCTCGAGCAATTCTGCCCCGGTAAGGGGCGTAGATGCTGGCGTCAGTTCGCTAATTTTCTTCGTAGCCATGTCTTAACTCCTAAGCGTAACGACGCCGACGGCTGGGGAGGGGCAGCCGCCGACGCCGCCACACGGCAAGTGGAGCGAACCTGTAGCCGTAGTGGTTCGGGATTTGCTCCGTTGCATCTCTTACGGCTCCAGCGGCGTGTCGGGGCGCGGAAAGCGCACGCTGATGTTTTCCGTCTGCCGGGCTGGCAGTCGGTACGGGTCGTAATCGTCAAGGTCGGCTGCACAGACGCGCAAACCGGGGTAATTCGGATCGGGCATCAGTTCGTCAAGCGGAAACTTGCGAGAGCAGCGCCCGCAGATGCCTATGGCGAGGGTCGCGTTGCCCGTGGTGTCGAGGAAGACTGCCATGGCTTACCTCGTGTAGGCCCCGATGGACGGGGCAATGTTGATCGGAGAATTGTCGCGCTCTTCCTGCTGCGCCATGTACAGGGTCTGCTGCGCCTTGGCCTCAAGCATGGGAGCCATCTGCGCGTCCACCTCGACGAACTCCATGGCAAGCTTTGCGGCGAGCATGGCTACGATCGTCTCATACCAGCGCTGCGGAACCTCGATTTCCTGCGTCATGGTGCCCACATCCATGATGTGGCGGTGCGACCAGACTACAATCTGCATGACTTCGGCAGCCTGATTAGGCACCGGCCAGAGGTTCATGACCGGCGAAAGCGACTGGCGGTCAAGCCAATATTGCAGGGGGCGGTTACTCTGGAACGTCTTGTTGGGGAGGTTGGTGTAGTCGTCCCGGTTCAGACGAGCCAGCGGGATTTCCGTCGGCGTGTTCCCGAGGTATATCTGGCTGAAGTCTAGAATGCCGCTGGTTGCCCGCACGCGGAAATAGTTTGCCGCAACGACGCTGTCTAGATCGTACCAAGACCACTCCCCGACACCTTCATTCGGCACTTCAGCCTGAATGATAGTCCACGTCAAGCCATCGTCCGAGCGGGAAAACTCAATGGGGGCGGAGGGGCCAGCCCACCGCACGCCGACCGTGCTGACCTGCGTTGGCGATGCGAACTCGGTCACCTGCGTTGTGGCAGTCACCGTATCGGTGCCGCTTACTTCCTGCAGCCAGCGCAGGTTGGCGTTCAGGATGTCAACGGTGCCGCTCTGGGTCGTGATGTAGTTGGTGCCATCATACAGCGGGTAGATGGTCTTTTGGATACACCAGAGGGGCGCGCCCTGATTGGCGAGATCCGACAGCATGAGGTACAGCGCGTCGTTGGCGATGTCCACATGCTCGGCGCTCAGGCTTTGCGCAGGCATCTTGCACCGGCGAGCGGCATGCTCAATCACGCGGCGCGTGTTGAACGTCGTCTGAGATACAGTGCCGGAATAGGCCATAAGATGATCGCTCGCTTGGTCAAGACAGCAGCTCGCCACGGTCGGGCAAGCATCTCTGGCGGTTATCTATGTAGCAAAAGGCTGCTCCCGTGTAAACTAGCACCCGGGCTGCATTGCTTTTCGGGGTAACTGCTTAATCGTCATGCTGCCGCGCGGAAGCTCCGTTATGGTCATAGCACCGCGGGGCAGCTCAACAACAGTCATGTCCTGCCGCTGGCAGCGCGGATGGTACGGGATCGGCACCGGACTGCCGCCGGTGATAGAGGCGGCATAGAAGATATTGGTGTCGGCTATGAACGGCGGATACAGCGGGTTTAAGTTGACCAGATTGACCGGGTAGAACGTGTTGCTGTTGTCTAGCCGCGCCGTCTGGGTCAGCGCAATTGCGCTGTTCAGCGATGCGGCGTAGAACGTGTTCTGGTTGTCAAAGCGCGCTGGAAGGAGCGTAATCGCGCTGCTCAGGGTGGCTGCGTAGAACGTGTTAGTATTGTTGAGGCGCGCTGTCTGGGTCAGCGCAATTGCGCTGTTCAGCGATGCGGCGTAGAACGTGTTCTGGTTGTCAAAGCGCGCTGGAAGGAGCGTAATCGCGCTGCTCAG